TCAGACGATCACGCCCTGGCTGCGCAGGTAGTCGTCATAGCTGCCGCTGAAGTCGGTCACGCCGTTCTCGCCCAGCTCGATGATGCGGGTAGCCAGCGAGGAAACGAATTCGCGGTCGTGGCTGACGAAGATCAGCGTGCCCGGATAGTTGTCCAGCGCCAGGTTCAGCGCCTCGATGGACTCCATGTCCAGGTGGTTGGTCGGCTCGTCCATCACCAGCACGTTGGGGCGCTTGAGGATCAGCCGGCCGAACAGCATGCGGCCCTGCTCGCCGCCGGAGATCACTTTCACCGACTTCTTGATCTCGTCGTTGGAGAACAGCATGCGGCCGAGGGTGCCGCGCACCAGTTGTTCGCCGCCCTGGGTCCACTGGGCCATCCAGTCGAACAGGCTCATGTCGTCGGCGAAGTCGTCGGCATGGTCCTGGGCGAAATAGCCGACGTCGGCGCTGTCGGTCCATTTCACCTCGCCGCCGTCCACCGGCAGGTCGCCGACCAGGCAGCGCAACAGGGTGGTCTTGCCGATGCCGTTGGGGCCGATGATGGCGACGCGCTCGCCGGCCTCGACCTGCAGGCTCAGGCCCTTGAACAGCGGCTTGCCGTCATAGCCCTTGCTGATGTTTTCCACGGTCACCGCCTGGCGGTGCAGCTTCTTGTATTGCTCGAAGCGGATGAACGGGCTGACCCGGCTGGACGGCTTGACCTCTTCCAACTGGATCTTGTCGATCTGCCGGGCGCGGCTGGTGGCCTGCTTGGCCTTGGAGGCGTTGGCCGAGAAGCGGCTGACGAAGGATTGCAGCTCGGCGATCTGCGCCTTCTTCTTGGCGTTGTCCGACAGCAGGCGCTCGCGGGCCTGTTCGGCGGCGGTCATGTACTCGTCGTAGTTGCCCGGGAACAGGCGCAGCTCGCCGTAGTCCAGGTCGGCCATGTGGGTGCAGACGCTGTTCAGGAAGTGGCGATCGTGGGAAATGATGATCATGGTGCTGTTGCGCGCGGTGAGCACGCCTTCCAGCCAGCGGATGGTGTTGATGTCCAGGTGGTTGGTCGGTTCGTCGAGCAGCAGCACGTCCGGGTCCGAGAACAGCGCCTGGGCCAGCAGTACGCGCAGCTTCCAGCCGGGAGCGACGGCGCTCATCGGGCCGAAGTGCTGCTCCAGCGGGATGCCCAGGCCGAGCAGCAGCTCGCCGGCGCGGGACTCGGCGGTGTAGCCGTCGAACTCGGCGAACTGGACTTCCAGCTCGGCCACCGCCATGCCATCTGCCTCGCTCATTTCCGGCAGGGAGTAGATGCGGTCGCGTTCGGCCTTCACCGCCCAGAGTTCCTCGTGGCCCATGATCACCGTATCGATGACGCTGAAGTCCTCGTAGGCGAACTGGTCCTGGCGCAGCTTGCCCAGGCGCACGTTGGGTTCCAGCATGACCTGGCCGGCGCTCGGCTCCAGGTCGTTGCCGAGGATCTTCATGAAGGTCGACTTGCCGCAACCGTTGGCGCCGATCAGGCCGTAGCGGTTGCCGTTGCCGAACTTGACGGAAACGTTCTCGAACAGCGGCTTGGCGCCGAACTGCATGGTGATGTTAGCTGTAGATATCAAGGCATTGTCCTGCGGGGCTTTGCGGGATGGTTACGCGCCTTCCTCTGCTTCCTGTACCAATTCCGTACCAGTTTTAACCCTGGTCTGTAGCTTCTCCAGCTCGCTCCAATCCGAGGCGGAGTTCAGCCACTTGGCATAGGTCGATAGCAGCATCTGCACGCTGTGGCCTAGCTGCCCAGCGATAAACGCAGGGTTCATGCCGGCCATCAGGCACATGGTCGCGTATGTGTGGCGGGTGTCGTACTGCCGGCGCCTTCGGATGGATAGAGCATCCAGCGCGGCGTGGAAGTGCTTTATGGTAACACTTGGCTCCTTGATCCACAGCCCGCCCTTGCTCGGAGGGAACACGAAGGGGCTTACTGCGAACTCGGAGACGGAGGCGACGCTCTTCAGCCGAGCAATACGCTTGGCCTCTGCCAGGGCATTCAGGGCACGTTCGTTGAGCAGGACGTCGCGTTCGTGCTTGGTCTTTACGCGCTCCTCGATCCCGCGATCTATGACGATCCGGCACACGTGGATGCGCCGGGCCTCTTCGTCTACCTCGTCCCATCTGAGGGCGAAAGCTTCCCCAGGCCGCAACCCTGTGAAGAACAGAAACTCGTACAGCGCGGCGTAGATCCTTGAGTACTTCCCAAGAGTCGCGTACAGGTGTTGGATGATGCGTTCTGCTTCGTCCCTGGTGAAAGGATCCACCAGCTTCTTCGAAACCCTCGGCTTCTCAAGAGGCGCCATCGGGTTCTTCTTAATCAGCCCATCTCTCACCGCTGAGTCCAGAATCGTCGATAGCTTGAACATCGCGTTCCGCTTCACGCCTGGCGACGTCCACTCGATGCTGCTGATGATTCTGCGCAAGAGGGTAGGGGTAATCTGGTCCAGCCGGGCTACCGCTAGATGCGGCATCCAGTATTGGTTTAGGATGCTCTTGTAGTTCTTGCGGGTGCCAAGCACGATCTCTCGGCTGTCTAGCCAAAGCTGCGCATGCTCACCGAACAGAGGGATTTGGCTGCTGACCGATTCCGCAATCGCAGACCCTGGGAAGAACTCTGCATACTTGGCTTCGTCCATGATGCCAAGCTTGATGGCCTGGACTACCTGATCTCTAAGACCGGATGCAGTCTTAATCCCTTTTTGCGTCGCGGGATAGGGGAGTGTTTCGCACTTCCTTGTTCCGTTCCACATGAAGCGGATGCGGATAGAGTTGCCGATGACTTCCACCCCGGTGGGCATACCCAAAGGCTTTCGAGCCATTCGTCGTATCTCCGTCGACTGTAGATTATCTTCCCGTTGACCTTGTTCCAGACGCCTTCCGGGATCTGCCGTTTTGATCTGCGGGTTTGCAGGGCGCGGTAGGTTATCCCAAGCAGTGCCGCCATCACCTGCTCGGGCACCTTGTCTTCGTACTCGACTTTCTCTGCGGTACTCATAGGCAATACCTCTCCACCCCAGCTATTGCCGGGGAGGGCATGATGGTAGGATTTGAACGCCCAGCCGGGTTAGCTCAGGGAGAGCTAGTGGCGCCCGGCTGGGTTATTGACTTGCCGTCCTCGGCGGCGGCCTCGGTGATTGCCAGCCTTGTCGCTGCCATTTCGCCTAGCTTGTCCCAATAGATCGCGCAGTATTCATGGCCTGCCTGGTTCGATACCAGGGTTCGTTGGTTTTCTCGGTCTGGGGTGACTACGAGTCCGCGCGTAACAGCCAGCCTCAGCGCGTCGCCGTCGTCATCACGCGGGTTCCACGGGAAGCTGCACTGACCTGGATTCCTTACCCCTTCGCCATTCATCAAAAAATCACGATGTAGCGGGTCGTCTAGCCTGCTCCGCTGAATGTTCATCCCCGCCGCCCGCGCCGCCAGTTCGAGTAGTGTGCGGTCGTTCATTGCGTTGCTCCTTCTAGGGCTGCGTCAATTTCAGCGTCTAGGTCTTCCTGGTTGAGTACTATGTTCTCAGGTGTCATCCCGGCGAATACGCCGCCTTGTCTGATCGTTTCGAGGTCTCGCTCTCGCAGCCACCGGTAGCGCGCGGCGTCCTTCGCCATACGCCGAATCTGCTCTGGAATGCTGACATTGCCGCCGTCTGGAGGGTCCATGTAGTAGGTGCCAGGCAGGGCGCTTGCGCACTCCTTTAAGCCCTGCACCAACCACTCGCAGTGTTTCTGCGTGTCCTTGTGGGCGCAGTTCTCCGCCTTGAGCCTGTCCCGATCCACTTCGGCCGATTGGAGCTTCTGCCGTAGCTGGTTAATCGTCTGACTGTCCCTGGCAATCTGCTGGCGTTGCTCCTCTATCAGCTCTTGATCTCGGTCCCATGCCGCTTGTGCCGTTTCCAGCGTCTGCGGGCACTTCTCGGCGCGGGCGTAGTTGACGCTGTGGTTCCGCCAGCCAGACGCTTTCATCCCGTCGATCTCGTCCAGCAGGGCGAGGATGGTGTTGGGGTTGGCGGCGGCGATCCACTCTGCGTTCGCCCTGCGTTGTTCGTTGATTTCCAGCCGTGTTGGCGCTGGGTTCTCCTGTGACATGGCAATACACATGTCGCCGGATTCGCTTTCGATATTGAAGATTGCGCCGTTCTGTTGGGCGTCAGTCACCCACGGCCCAGGCGTTGCCGCCTTAGCCAGCCTCCGCAGCTCTGCGTGGTCGGTCATGATCTGGTCCGCCTGCTTCACGCTTTCCAGCAGTTCGTTGAAAAGTGGCTCATCCATTCTGCTTCACCTCGATGCCAGCTTCGCGCGGCAGCTTCTTCCTTTTTGGCGTGCTGATCGGATCGCCCAGCTTGAAGTCGAGGCGAACGATGTAGGCATTGTTTTCCTTGCAGATGGCTCTGTTCTGCCGGAGGGTCCTGAATTCCCAGCCAAGTTCCGGTTTGAAATGCGACCCTCCAAATTCCCAGAGCAAATAACAGGAATCGGAGATATAGAGCACCTTGCGTCGCGGACCTTGAACTAGTGCGTAGCCTTTCATTGCTTCACCTCGATTCCGGCTTGCTGGAGGGCTTCTTTCACGGCATCAAGCACTGCGTTGTAGCTGCCGATGATCAGGTTGCCGTAGATGTTTCTTGTGGGCTCCATTTTCTCCGGCAGCTCCACCCTCAGAGCCGCGCGGCTGGCTTGCCATATCCTCCAGCGCTTGACGCATTCACCGATAGCCAAAGGATCCTCTTCTTCGGGAACGCAGTAACCAAACTCAGCGTGGTGCCACGCTTCAAACTCGTCTCTCATTGCTTGCTCCATCTGCTCAACTCCTGTCCTTTCTGTTCTGTCTGCTCGTATAGGTTCTGGAAGTCCCCGACTATCCGGAAGATGCCGAAGACGATCAGCGCGATAACCAGCAGCGCGACCAGGGTTTCGTTTTCGTTGTCCACGGTTGGTCCTCCGGGAAGGTTGGCTATTCCTGATTGAGTTCTTCCCACTCCTTGAGGAATTCCCACTCCTTGATTTCTTTCCAGTCAGCCGGAGGGGTCCAAAGAAGGTGTTCAAATTCAGCGCAGAATCGCGTCTTCTTTCGCTCAGCAATGTACGCTTTCAACTCATCTTGGTCAGCATCCTTCCATGGAACCTTCACGAACCAGATGTTGCTGTCGTAGAAGCCACATAGAGTTGTTCGCCAGCCATATCCGTCGCCGAAAAGGCATGGCACGTCACCGTACAATCCGAAGTCTCGCAGCGCTAACTGCGGGCCTGGAGCATCTGGAAGTTCTTTGATTCTTGCCCATAGGGCTTTCCCTTCAGCGCAGTTTTTCTTAGGGAGCCAGGCGCCACGGCTCTCTCGATAAGTACTCCGGTCAGGGTTCTTGAAGGTGAATCCTGCAAATGAGCCGTCAGGCCACGCATGGATCTGCTCTGCACCTACTTCATCACGCAAGCTTGTGTATTTTTCCGATGCAGCCTCTTTCGCTGCTTTGAGTTCATGGAGTCGGTCTACAAGAGCGCCGCTTGTTACGCGGAAGTAGCGATGAAATACGGACACGGTTGGTCCTCCGGGGGTCGGATACGTTGATTTGGGGTGGCGGGCTCCTGGCCCAAAATCTGCCAGTTTTTGTGCTGAAACCCAGCAGGAATGCGGGTCTCAGCCTGGCCGAAGGTGGCGGTGGCGGGGCCGGGATTCCGGCATCGGTGCGTACAGTGGTTGGCGATGGGTGGCTATGCCATGTCCTGGTGGAGCTTCGTGCGTCGCCACTTCTGAACCGCTTGCCCTATATCTTCCTGGGTGAACCTTGCCCCGCTGAAGTTCCAAACAAGGCATCCGTCAACTGCATTGCACTTAGTTAATACAGAGCCGCACGGCATCTTGATATCGACTGGTTGTAGAAGCATATCGGGGAAATCTTCAGGATCTGCATCCATCCACCCTCCGACATACCGCTCAACCTCGGACACAACATCTTCCACTTCGAAATCCCTTCGAGACCAGCCTAGCGCAGCTACGATTGTGCGAATCCCGCGCTCCCACCGATCCTTTCGTACCAGTGCGCCGTCCTTACGGAATTCATAATCTTCGACCTTTGCGTCACGAAACTCCGGCCGGCGAAAATCCAGTTCAGTTACTTCCCTCATTGCTCCCCTCCCTCCTGCTCGCTCAGCAGGGCGCGCAGGTCGTTCGCAATTTCAAGCATCTTCTTCGCGCGTGTCGTGGCTGCTTTCGTTCCTGCCGGAACGTTTTCGCAGTTCCAATCGGACTCTCGCCGGCACTCCCGCTCTATGCGTCGAAGCAGATCCTCGCTGACCACCACATGGCCTGCGGGGACGGCTCGGGCGTTCCAGTCAGCGATGGCGATTTCACGCTGATCTTCTATGTCTGGGACCATCATGGTTTCGCTGTCGAGGAACACGCACTCGGCCGAGTGATCGCCTACGATCCGGTGCCAGTCGTGGTTGCTCACCAGGCGCATCGAACATCCGCAGAACGGACACGGTTTCAGTTCTTCAGCCATTGCCGTTCTCCTTATCCTCGTTGAGCAGGGCGCGGAGTTCGTTGCGAGCTACGACGTAATCAGCATGCGAAAGCAGTGGCTCGCACAGTCTCCGCAACAGCCCCTCGCTGACCACCACATGGCCCGCTGGAATAACTGCCAGCTCCCGCACTTCATAGCCTGGCCAGTCCTGAGGGTTTGTTCTGACCATGTCGTGGTGCTCCTTGGAGCAGGGGCGCCAATCTCCCGGATGGCTTGTGAAGAACGAGTAGTACCGCTTCACCTCACTCATGACCTACCTCCTTGCCGGGCGCGCCGGCGAGCAGCTCGGCCAGCGATATCTCTGGAGCCTTGCACTGGCCTGCGTCAGCAACAGCCATCGCTAGCGCGCGGTCGTCGACGAATTCTGAATTGCGGAATCGAGCCACCGTCTTCTGCATCTCGTCCACCTGTTCCTGCGTCCAGATTCCGCACTCGACGAGCATCCACCCCTCCGGCACGCTGTGCTGAGCCTGGGCGGGCGAGGCGGCGAGCGCTTTGCGCGCGACCTTGATGCATTCGCCGAAGCCATTCACATAACCGTCGCTGTAGCCACCTTTCGGCTGGTCGGACTGATCATGGCCAACCATGTGGCCAGCATGAGTGCGCTCCAGCGCTTGAAGAAGTTCGGCGTGGTCCGGCACGCTGTGCTGAGCCTTGCCGGGCGCGGCGGCGATGTACGCATCCAGCAGCTTCTGCGTATCGGTGCGGGCGACGCCCTTGTACAGCAGCGCCATCACGGCATCGTGCATCGCCTCTGTCTCGCGAGCCGGGATCAGGGCATAACCATCCGGCACGGTGGGCTGATTCTGGGCGAACGGCGCGGCATAGAGGGGGCTTTTCCTGAGCGTCAATGAGTCGCTGCTTCGATGCATGTCGAGTATGTACGCATCTATCTGAGCCTCAGTTTCGCAGTGCGTATACAGCTTGCCGTCGCGCTTCCCGCCGAAATGGAAGGCGCCCCATGCCACCGGCTCCTGCTTCTCCAGTTCCGCCAGCTTGGACTCAAGCGCGGCGACCCTGGCCAGGGCGTCGGCGAGTCTCAGCTTCAGACTGTCGCGGATGAGCGGCCAGCGGTCCAGGGCTTCGCTCAGCTTCGCGTTCTCCGCCCGCAGCGCCCCGGCGACAAACTTCCCATCTTCAAACGCAGTAGCCAATTGGGCCGCTACCCGCTTGCACTGCTTCAGGTGGCCGGCGAAGAGTTCACGCGTTCCATCCCCCGCACGCACGCAGTATGGCCAGAACCCCTGCCCAGTTTTTTCTACGCGGTATCGCTCAAGCCCGAACACCTCCGGCCGCTCCGCCTCTGCCTGCTTGACCTGCGCCTTGACGCAATTCGGGCAGTAGATGCTGCAAACGCCTCGCACCATTAGACGGCTGCCGCAGTCTCGGCAGAACAGGCCGGGCTTCGAAGCACGCTCATCCCCGCCTGCCTGCTCTACCGGTGCCGGACGCATAGGGCAATCTCTTCCGCATAGGTCTCCAGGCTTCAGCTCCCACCCCTGACTAGCAGCAGCTTCCGCAAGGCATTCCGACGAGTGATCGCCAGTTGTTGTTCCGCAGTTGGTGCCTTGGCAACTGGCAGGCTCTGCCTGCTCTACCGGTGCCTTGTTCAGTTCCTTGCTCACAATCCCTTCTCCTGCCGCTCAATAGCGGCGATGAATTCGACAATCTCTGTGCTTAGGTCCATGGCGCCAATGCTGTTGTGGACCCCGACGTAGCGGTTTGCGCGCTTCAGGAGGAGCACCGCCGTGCGCAGGCCGGAGTCACGCTTGGTCTTCGCCTTGACTTCCATCACCCACCTCCGGGTAGACCTGAACGCCCTCGGCGCCCTGGGCTTGGTTGATCGCTATCTGCCTCACCGCTCTCGCGAATAGCAGAATGTCGTCTGGGGTCATGAGCTGGCTTTCTTCGGGCCAGCCGGTGACCGTCACACCGCCAGGGCGGTGATTCGCTGTTAGCTGGTGCATGGGGTTATTCCTGTTCGGTCAGGGATGGCAGACTTCGACGACGCGGTGATAGTCGCCACGGAAGGGCATGGCCCTCATGCACCCATCGCCGACTTGATCTGTGCCGAGTGGCTGCGGCTGACTGGAATCCAGTTATCGGTTCCGAGCAGCAGCACTTCGCCGGCCTGGGTGTCGTCGGGCCGGCGCTTGAACATGCTGATCAGCGACCGGCGAACCAGGGCTTTCCGGTGGGTGCGGATGAACTCGGCGGAGAACTCTGATTCCAGTTTCCTGATCGTGTCGCGCAGCAGCAGGAACCCATCCGCGTAGTACGCGATGACGTACTTATCCTCGGCGACGAAGTGGGTGATCTGCTCAACCGGGATTTCCTTGGAATGTTTGCCGCATGTGGCTTTGAGTACGGTTCTCATGCTGCCACCCCCAGCACCTTCTCCATGCGCTCCTCGAGCAGTTCGTAGAAGGTCTTTACTCGCTCGGACAGCTTGCGTATGTAGGCCTCATCGCGGTGGACGCGCACCATGCAAAGCGGCATGCCTGGCCAGTAGCCGAGGAAGTCGATCCACTCGCGCTCCGAAACCCAAAGGCCTCCATAGCACTGAGCCGCGTGCTCGGAAGGCAGCTCGCCTGCGATGATCACGCTCACCAGCTTTTCCGGTACCTTGGTTTTCACCTCGATCAGGCCGTTGTCGCCGACTAGGCCATCCGGCGAATAGCCGATCCCGTGGTTCAGAATGATCCCGGCCTGCTGGATCTGATCTGGCTCAGTATCTGTGCGCAGGCAGTACAGGTCGCGCACAACCGGCTCAAGCTTGTGACCCCTGGCACTGCTACCGTTACCACGCCATGGCTCGGCCTCTGCTCCGGTGATCCGCTCCCCAATTAGACGGTCCATGTAAGTGAAGGCGCCAACGCCGAACCCTGCCTGGCCTTTGCCGTTAACCATCAACACGTCCAGTTCGGAGCAGGTTGCGATTCCAAGACGCGCGTCAAGCCACTCCTGGGAGCCCTGCTCCAGGTCCTTGAAGATCTGCATGATTCACTCCTGGGAGCGCTTGGCGCGCTCGCGAGCCTTGGTAAGCCGTGCCAGTGCCGCATCGAAGTCGGCGGATGGGACACCCTCAGCCGAGCCGTACATAGCATCGAAGGCTTCTTGCGTGTCCTGAAGGCACTGGGAGAGAAGGGCTTTCAGTTGCTGCGCCTGAGCCTTGGTAATGAGCTTCTTTGGCGGCACAGCCGCGTTGCCGTCGTCGTCCTCGCCGCGAGTGGTGATGTTCAGCAGTGCGGAAAGCACGTAACGCTTGCCGTAGCTGACCGATGATCCAAGAGACTGAACGGCGTTCTTGCTGCCACTCGTGTCTAGCGGAACGAGCATCGTCGTCTGCTCTCGGTGTCCGGCGCAGTGCATCAGAATTCCAGTAACCGAAACGCCAGTCTGAACAGTCTCGACGCGGAAGCTCACTGCGAAACCGAACCGCTGCATGATCGGCTTCACGATGTCGTTGATGTCTTCGAAGGTCGCGTAGTTGCTGCGCTTTTGGCCGTTGACGGTGATAGCGCCACGCTCGGCAATGCTCGGCAATTCGCTTTGCATGGCGGCCATGGATGCGTTGAACTCAGCCTCTGCGCTGCGGGACTGCATCCGTTCGTGCATGGCCATCAGGCGCTCCATTTTCTCGATGTCACACGCCGGATCGGCTGCGGCACGCTGGATCACTTGAAGGATCGTTGCCGACTCACCGGCTTGGATGACGGCAGCACTTTCCTGCCGCTGGGCAATGGAGTTGCTCATGATGGGCCTCAGTAGTTGATTGTGATGTGAGGAACCTTGCGCTGAGCGATCAGCGTGATCGCCTGCTTGGCGCACTCCTCGGGCATGCCGCCGGCGATCAGGGCCGCCAGGGCTTCGTTGTTTATGGCTTTCTTGTGGGCCTTGTCGGCTTCTCGGGCTGCTGCCTCGCGCTCGATCCTGGCTTGCTCGTCTGCCTGCCGTTGGCGCTCTGCGGCAGAGGCTTCTTCGGCGCGCCGCTGTGCATCACGCTCAGCCTGCTCGGCGCGTTGCTGTGCTTCCAACTTCTCGCGCTCCGCCTTCTCGGCAGCGAGTCGCAGTTCCAGTTCCCGGCGCTCGGCGGCAGCCTTTGCCTCGATTTCGCGGCGAGCGGCGGCTTCGCGTTCTTCCTGGGCGCGTCGTTCCGCTGCCAGGCGCTCGGCCTCGGCTGCTTCGCGGGCAATGCGTTCCTCGCGCTCTTTCTGCTCGCGAGCAGCAGCTTCGGCGCGCAGTCGCTCCAGTTCGGCCTGCTCGGCTTCATACTTCTCGCGTGCAACGAGGGCTTCGCGCAGCGCGGCCAGGGCCTTATCCTTGGTGCGGGCGGCCTCGGTTTCAAACTCTTCCCAGTCCTCGCCAATCAAGAGGCCTTCCAGCCACTCAATGTTGGCTTTCAACTCGGTCGAATCTAGGTCGCGGCATTCCAGGCGCAGGTTGATCTGATCGATGCCGGCCTGGTGTTTGGCCTTGCGCATTTCCTCGCGCTGCTCCCACTCAGTTAGGGGCTGGCGTACCTCTGCCTGCCAGGAGTCCAGCAGGTCACGCATGCGCTTGCGCTCGGCATCGACCTTCTTCGGTACTTCCTTCAGCTCGGCGACCAGTTCCTTGCCTACGTTGTCCAGCGCCGTCTTCGAGCGGGCGACCTTGTAGGCGATGGAGGCGATGGCCTCTCTGCCCTTGCGGGTAGTGACGTCTGGCACGAAGCCGTCGATCTCTTCGCGAATCTTGGCCAGGAACGGGTCAAGGCCATTGACGGCCGAGTAGACTTGGAGGGCGGTTTCTTTGGCCGGCACTTCGACCAGTTGGGTTTCTGCGGACATGATTTCTCCGATCCGCCCGAGGGCAGAGATTGAAAGGGAATGGGAAAGGCGCTTACGGCGCCACTCGGCAGCGTCACCCCTGCGGGATGAATAGCGTTGCGCTAGAAGCCGCTGCTGCGGGTGTTTTCTTCATGCCGCCCACCGCCCGCTGGGGAAGCCGCAGTTATCCGGATTACCGGCCTGCTGCGGACAGGTGCGTAGCTTCTGCGGTGATGATGCCGCCCCAGATCGGGCCGGCTGCCAGGATGAAGAGGTACAGCAGTCCTCCGAAGAGGCTGCCTAGCCAGATTGCTGTGCGGCGGGTGTTCATGACACCTTCCTCTCCCCGTAAAGCTTCGCAAGCTCCTTCGCGCGCTTCTTGGCGAATGCGAGAAGGTCTTGCATGGCGCCCTTCTTGAACTGAGCAGTCCGCAGGTAGTAATCGAGAGACTCTCCGGCCACTGCGTGGCTTACTCGACCGCTAAACCCGTCCCGCTGAAGCTGCTGATCAATCTGTTTCGTGATGAATTCATGCGTGTTCATAGATCCACCCATTTATTCTCGCCGTCGTAGTAGCCGCTCCAGCCTGGAATGCTGAATCGAAGGGTTCCAGGGCTGCACAGCCAAGCTCTGTTGAGCGGCCCTCCGTCGAGCCGCCATGATCGCTTGCTCGCATACAGCCTTCGTCTGCGCTCGAACCGCTTTTGGCTGAGGTTGATCTTCTTGATCCTCGGTATCGTCGTCAGCTTCATAGCCCCGCCACCTCCACAAACGCCACGGCGAACATGAACACGCTGCCCACAAAAAAGCCGCCGAAGATAAGGACTTGGGCGGCCTTGGTCAGGTCGATGGTGATGGTCATGTGGATGACTCCTGGCGGCGATAGCCGGCGTCGTAGAGATTGCCCATAGCCACAAACGTGCCAATCTTCGGATCTACGTATCCAGCATCAGAAATCATCTGGTTAATCGCCTTCTCCCGCTCCTCGGCGGCGATCTGCTCGGGGGTGCGGATGGGGCGTAGCTCGTCTACCCAGGCAGGCTTCGTGTTCTCGGCGTCGTAGACCAGGCATTCACGCTCGGCACCAGGAATCCCGGCGACTGCCACGATCACGCGACGCCAGTGGTAGTGCGTGCCAGTGGTATCTGTCACAGGAAAGTTGGCCTCGACCTCGGCGCCCACCGGCGGCAGGCCCTGGCCGTCCCATGGTTTATCTATCCATTCCCAATACTCAGAGAACACGTGATAGGGACCATCCTCGCCTTCTCCCTCGTATCCTTCTCTGCTCGAATAGTCAGATGGACGCTTAGAAAATACAAAGAATGCAGTTTTACTTATGATACGGGCGAATGCTCCGATACATCCCTCCGGCGCCTTGCTCCAGTCAATGCTCATACTCGTCTCTCCCTAACCAGCTTCTCAGCGTTATCGATAAGCGCCGCCTCGAATACGCGGAACCAGATGCGTTGTGCCAGTTCCAGGTCGCCTCGGCGGACGGCTAGGAGTAGCTGAGTCATCGGGCACTCTTTGCTGTCGACTTCCGCTAGCCACTCCGGGACGAATCCTGCGAATCCGTAGACCGTAAACTCAGGGCCGATAAAGGGCCTTTCTTTCCGATCATGGAAGGGCACGCAATCACCGTCCTCGCAGTTCAGAAGCTTTCCGACTTGCTCAGTGACATACTCGCGGTCGCCGTCATCGTCAGGCAGTCTCGCGTCATACGCTTCTTGCAACTTGCGGATGGCGTTCATGACTTCTCTCTCCGGTAGAAGCCGAGGCGATTCAGTGCAGCCTCAAGGTCAAAGTCGTCGGCGGTCTTGTCCGCCTCGCCAAGTAGCATCACGACGAACTTTTTCCCGCGATTTGGCTTGAATCCGAACGAGTAACGCTGGCCGTTATCACGGTCCCAGCAGACTTTTGTGAAACTTCCGACGAAGGTTGCGTCCCCGTCGTTCAGGTACATTTCGTTCATATCTCTGACCTCTAGGTCGCGTGCATGCGGCAGCGTTCCGAATCGCTCCCGTCATACAGGCGGTAGAAAGTGAAAGCCCGGCAACGTCTGCGCCGGGCTTTCTGATTGGCGTATTGTTTTTGGCGGGACGCTGCTCACCGGATTGAGAGGCGCCCCTGTCTAGGGCGTTCATCCAGCGTGGGCCCGCGCCCGGAAGGATCTGGATCGGCTACCTCAGACATCAGAGCGGATGCCGGCCGCTCATAGGTCAGGTATGCGCCGATCAGGATGATGAGAAGCATGTCGATTCCTTGGCGAAAAAATGCCCGGACTTGCCGGGCTAATGAGGGGTAGGGTGGGGATGGCCGGAGTTTCACCGGCGACTGACTTGGCGCGGACCCATTCAGCGACTCATTTCGTATGCCTAAGCAGGGACGGCCGCAGGTACCTAGTACATCTCCCGCTGCGCGGGACTCATCCCCATTGAATGGTGGCGTCCTTGCCGGGGAAGTCAGTGGGCTCTGCGAACCTTGAAACACAGCATTGCCTCAGCGCTGTCAAAGACCTCTTCAAGATCCTTGAACACCTTGTACTTGGCCTTGCTCCGGGTTTCGGCGTAAACCCTGTGTACGTAGTGGCGTGCGTCTCCGATCAGGTAATCGACCTGAAACCAGTCGAAGTCACCAGTCAGAACCTCCCATTCTTTGAGCGGCATCTGGCGAGCCATCCCCAGGTACTCAACATCATGAGTTGGGTGGTAGTTGTTTACTGCCTTGGTTGGGTCGGAGTCCAGCGCAACGCCGATGTAATTGCCGCGATCCTCAAGAATGATCCCGGGCTGACTGCAGGCGATCACCATGCGGCCAATGTGCGCTGGCACTCCGTATTGCTGGCAAACGTACTCCAGCGGCTGTCCGTATGACATCTTGCCTCCAGTGTGTGTATGCGCCAGGGCGCGGTTAGGCGGTGGCCTTGGCGATTGCGGCGGATGCATCCGCAACCTGCTGGCTTTCCGCTTTCAGCGGACTAATCAGCGGCAGAAGATTTACCAGGGCATCCAGAAGCTCAGGCGCCGCAGCAATCAGGCGCGTGTTTGCTTCTGCTTCGGCGATTCGCTCATCGCTTCCTGCGCTGATAGTGGTGATGCCGCGGAGAAGAACATCCTGGCCGCCTTCAGTCTGAAGACTGCCCCATTTATCTTGACCCCACGGACCGGGCGTATGCTTGCTCATTCTGTTCTCCTGCCTGTCAGGCGTCTTGCGGAAGCTCTGGACTCTGCATCCAGTATTTGACCTTGTAACATTGGCTTTCGCCTTTACGTTGGCACCATGCGCCTAACCATTCGCCTTCTCCCTCGTAAGTTGCTCCTTCAATTTCATATCGCCCACATACCGGGATCATGATCAGGCATTTGTCGCCAACGTTTGGTAGATGATCACTACACTTGATCCACGCACTCATCTCTCACCTCACCAATACATAGTCAGAAACAGCACCACGAACAGCGCTGCGAACTCGCCAAGGTCTGGCATGGATTCCTCCTGGGAGGGAAGGTTTTCGTTAGCGCGGCATCTACCGAAAATCCTCTGCGGAGCAGGGCTCTGGCGACGGCGGCGCGGTCTTTGTGTGAATGGGTGGCCTGACGGAACAGGCCCAGATAGCTGTTGGCGATCGTGCGTAGGTCTTCATCGGACGACGCGGCGACTCGGCGGTGAGCTTCCGAGACAGTTCGCTTCCGGGTGGTTCGTCGCCATGGCTTGATGACGTGGCCCACGAAGTCGATGCCTCGATCGACCGGCTGCAGGATGGTCTTCGATGGGTTCAGCCTTGCGCCAAGCCCAGGCAGGAAGGCCTCTATCGCCGCCAGCCATTCGTTCAACTGCTGCGGCGATTCGTGCAATAGCAGGAAGTCGTCGACGTAGCGGATGTAGTGCTTCGCCCGCAGTTGGTGCTTCACGAACTGGTCAAGGTCGTTCAGGTAGATGTTCGCGAAGAACTGGCTGCTCAGGTTGCCGATGGGAAGCCCGAGGTGCGCCGTCTGCGCCGTCAGCCTCTTGTGCTGAGGGACCTTGTTGAACAGCCCTCTCGGGCTGCGAACCTCGAAGTCGGCGCGCGGGTCATGCCATAGGACCTGCAGCGCCAGGCGGCGCCACCAAGGCTCGTCGATCAGGCGCACCAGCTGGTTGGTCAGAACACGCTTGTCGATGGCGACGAAGAAGTTCGCCAAGTCCATCTTCAGGTAGTGTGCCGGTCGCCTCCAGTTCTGTGTCACGCTCCGCACCTTCGCCTCCAAACGCTCGGCGGCGTACAGCGTGCCGCGCCCGGGGATGCAGGCGCAGCTGTCAGCGATGAACTTCGCTTCAATGCTGGCGCCGATGTGGTTGTAGAGAAGGTGGTGGACGATTCGGTCCCGAAAGTCCGCCGCCCATACCTCTCTGTGCTTCGGTCTGGTGACGACGAAGCAAATGGATCGTCCAGGGGTGTAACTGCCATCCTGTAGTTCCTCGTAGAGGTCCAGCAGGTTTTCCTCGAGGCGCTCTGCGAATCTCATCGCGCTGGCAGTGTTTCTCTTGTGCCGGCGACAGTCGTAGTAGGCCTTTACCAAGTCTTCGAAAGGGAACATCGCAACACCTGATTCTGCGGACGGGACGGACACGGAGGTCGTTATTCTTGTCGTTGTTGTTCGTGTTGCCGTCGTTGAAGTTCGTGTTGAAGGCGTTATTGGCGGAGTACTGCGACCTGTCTTGCTATCTACATCGCCCAGCCGATTTCTCAGCCGAGAGACTGCGCCGGACCTGTTCAGTTGTTCCTGATGGTTTCCGTTGTGCGCGTGGCGGTGCCAGATATGGCAGCGGCAAGACCAGATTCAGCGCGCAGGGATGGAGGCCTTAGCCTTCACCCAACGGGCGCGGTTGCGAACTTTCCTTTCCAGGCGTTTGCCTGTTTGCCGATAGAGGCAGTGAGTTGCATCGCGGAGGCGTGTTGCTTGAGACTGATGAGTCTCTGGTTGGCCAGAGCGCGGAGCAGGTAGTTAACCATCCAGATGCTTTCTAGCAACTGGTTCAGGTGCTCCAGCTTGTTCCGCGCCATATTGGCTCTACCGATCAGTACCAGAATTTGAAGAGATTCATCGCGTAGTTTCGAGCCGATGATCTGCTTCAGATCGCGCGGGATATTGCGCACCAAGCTAAGAGTAAGGCCGAGTAGTTCCTCAGCGGTTTTGTGGATCTGCAACTCGGTGTGCATGGCCATCCCGGCCTCCTATGATCAGTCCTGTTGAATAAATGAATTAGCGAAGCAATCTGCGGACGGGACGGACACGGAGGACGCCATGCTTGCCGTAGTAGTGCGTGTAGCCGACGAGGAAGTGCGTGGAGAAGGCGTTATGGGCGGAGTACTGCGTGCTGCTCCAGTGCCATCCTTCTGCGAAGACCTCAGGGACGTTTGCCCAGGCGAGCATCAGTTCAGCCTGGGCCGGAAGATAGAAGTCGTTATGGCCACTGATGGTGACGCTGGCTGCGAACTCCGCCGCAGGGTGGCCGCCTTCCTCGACGAGAGCCTTGGTGTTGGCAAGACCATCCCACTTACTGGTTGCCGAGGACTTGCTTCCGTAACCGCCCCACTGAAGCTCACCATCACTTTCTGCGGAGGCGACGATCAGGTGGTAGTCAGGTTGCCCGTCACGACCGCGCATAAGGCCGGCATAGATACCACCCTGACCGTGCCATTCCGCGCCAATGGCAGGGGCTCCATCGACTTTAGGCAAGGGCGTATCCTGGCTCTCTTCACTGATCATCTGAAGGACCACTGCGGCAAACTGCGGATTGTCGGTGGTAAGGCTTGTGCTTCCTGCATTAACGGTGATGGTGGTCATGGTGGCTCCTAAAGAAAATGGCAGGCGGCCGGCGCTTCCCGGCAGGCTTCTGGTCTGACTCGTCGGTGGGTTACGGTCCCGCGAATCGCCTGCGGTGAAATGGATTGAAGGAGTGAATTACTGAAGGATGAGAATCTTGCGGACGGGGCGGACACGGAGGTCGACATCCTTGTCGACGTAGCCCGTGTGGCCGACGAGGAAGTGCGCGTTGAAGGCGTAATAGGCGGAGAACTGCGAACTCGACCAGTACCAGCGATCCGAAAAACCGGACAACTCGCCTGCTTGTTTGGCGGAGAACAGAAGAGCCAGCTCCAGAGCAGAGGGAATGAATATGCCGGCTCCGATCTCCAAAGCCTGCTTGGCAATCGGGCTGCCAGCTTCAGCCATGGCGACCGTATTCGAAGCTCCGTCTCGGTAGCTGACGGCGCCGCCCACGTCCTGGCCGTATTCGCCCCATTCGCCAGTGAACTCTGCGCTCTTGCCAAGATCGATGTAGGCGTATTCCTTGCCATTTAGCCAGTGGCGGGCAAAGAAGGTTCCATCGGCCAGGGGTTGGCCGATTTCAGGAAGTTCACTCGGGTGAATCGAATCGGGAATGGTGGTCATGGCTGGTTTCCTTTTCGGGTTGTGCGTGATGCTGTATGGGGGAGTGGTCTAGGGCGGGAGTCGAACCCGCGACCTGCATTGGATGAGCGTTCGCGTTCATGACCGCTGGCGCTCGCTGCTCTACCGCGCTGAGCTACCTAGACCACTCTCCGATACAGCCTGGCGATGGGGAGCCAGGTGATCGGGCCTGCTTTGGGGAGCCCAGCAGGCGCGGGCGGTGACTACTTGTCGTATTTCTCGCCGCAAAATGGGCAGTAGGAGGCGCGAAGGAAGCTCTTCTGCTTCACGTTCTTCATGCCTCCCGACTTCTTTGGTGCCTGGAACTGGATCTCCACCGGGCATGCGGCACGATGGCTTACGCCTTCGCTCCCACCTAGTCCGAACACGTATCCTTGAAGCTCAACGGTTAGGTCGGTAGCGCCAGTGGGAAGCTGCTGCTGTACGTGTTCCCTCAGGCGCTGTTCCGACTCGCTGTGACAGTTGCACATGTCTTCCTCTCTTCCCGTATCAGGGCAAATGGATTGCATCCCGCTGCTAGCCGGATGGATTGGTGCTGGTGATGCCCTGCTACCGACAGGGCGGCGGGTTAAACCGAAACGGCGCTGAAGATGCAGCGCGCCGGCTGGCCATCGAAGCCTTTGCAATCGCGCTGAGCCTTTGCTGCTGCCTGATCGGCCTCTTCCTTGGTGTTGAACTTCATCGCGAGCTTGATGGAGCCCATGCAGGAGGTTCCGAACTCCTCGTCCCATGCGTGCAGGTAGTCGCGGCCGAACTTTCCCCACTGGCGCTGAACTGCGTATGCCATGTCCTTTCCTCGGTGATGCCCGGCGAACCGGGGCGGGGCTGGTTAGGCGGTGCGCTCGGCGGCGCGTTCTGCGTTACGGTCGTGCGCCATGCGCGCCCATACTGCGGCCCAGCGCGCTTTATCGGCAGAGTTCGGCTTGTACACGTCGTCAGGGTGCGGTTCCGGGCCGTAGGCGTTGCAGCTTTCGTCGTATTCGTAGGTCATCGCTCTTGCCATCCAGGGCGTGTTGACTTCCCGTCTGGCCCTCGGTGGAGGGCCAGCCAGTGAAATCGGGGTTTATGCGGCAGGTGGCTTCGCCCCGTGGTTCGGGTGATATCCGTGCCGCTCATAGGCCTCGTCGCGCGCAGATCGGGCATCTTCGATAGAGCTGAAATAGCCGATGTGCTTTCGCTTCCCTGTCCCATCAATCGAGATCAGGACGCGCCATTTCTGGCGACTGATTTCGAGGCTTATCCCAAGCTCTCCAGAGGTGTTTCTCCTGCAAAGGCTTGCGTTCCTCTGATTCTCGGAATGCGATACTTCGCGAAGGTTTGAGAGCCTGTTGTCATCTCGACGATGGTTCAGGTGATCGACTTGCGCTGCAGGCCATTTGCCGTAGCAATACAGCCAAGCCAGGCGGTGAGCTCGATATCTGCATCCATCGATAGCTATACGGACGTATCCTTGCCCGTCATTGCTGCCTGCTGCTGTCCCTGGAAGCGCTCTGGATCCTTTCCTTGCCATCCACGTAAATTCGCCGGTTGCTGCGTCATAGCTGAGAAGCTCCTTGAGCCTCTCCTGGGTTAGCGTTTCGCTCATTTCTGTCTCCGCTTTCCGCGACCTTCTATCGAAGGAGGTCCTGGAAAGCGCTGCATTTAGCAGCGCTCAAATCACCGCGTTCGCCTAACTGGGCATCTACAACCCGCGGGTGTTGCTCATAGCTGTCATTCCCCTGACTGCGGCGCCGATTGCCGCGCGGCACAGCCAGGTTCCTGCCCATTACCGCCGGGGTGGCGGGGCGCATTGCTTTCCGGGTCATTCGCTCGGTTCGGTCTGGTCCTCGTCCGCCGCAGGTTCTTCCTGCGTTGCCCAGGCCCGCATTGCCTGAGCGCGGATCGCCGGTCGCCGGTAGAGGCAATGCGATCTGTTGTTGATGTGTTGTGCTGTCGGGTTGTGAAAGAGCGCGGCTCGGTGGCCTCGCCAGCGGTGTGTTGCTGGCGTTGAAGTAAAATTTAGCCATGAGCTAATTTCCAGTCAATAGCTTGAAGCTAAATATTTTTAGCCGCCCATGAAAAAGCCCGCTCGAAGCGGGCTAAATTCATGATTCTGCGATGATTATTTTTTTCGAGCGGCTGGCCAGATCAGAAGCGCAAAACCCAAAATAGCCAGGATCAAGTACCAGAAGTCAGTGATGGGCCGGCCAACTGCTGGGTCTGCAGGAGGGAGCGGGAACATCACGGCGGTGAGAATCGCGAGAAGAATCAGGCCAATCCCGATCAGGCGTCTTGTCTGCATAAGGGCTCCATTATTCAGTCCCAAAGTACCGACGACCAGAATACGCGACCGAGTACGCTGATGCCTTTTTCGGCCATCTCTTCCTGGCTGTACTCCTCGTCGGGATACTCAGCCTGGTTGAAACTCCGCAGGCGGATGCCGCCACCGGGTAGCCGGTACAGTGCTTTGACCCGCAGTTCAGATGCATGCGTGATGACGTAGACCTTGCCATCCTTGATCGACTTGCACCCCAGATTGACGCCGACGGTACTGCCATCCGGAAGGGCGGGCTCCATGCTGTTTCCGCGGACTGTCACGCAAACCGCCATGTCGAACTGAACGCCCTGGTTGCGCAGCGTGTACTTGCCGAGACGGATCTTCTTGCTGGTCTTGAACTCATCCGCAGACCGACCTGAACCGGCCGCAACTTCTACGTCCTTTAGAAGAGGCACCGCCACCTCGTCATCCTCCAGAGGGGTTTCATCATCCCAGGCGGAAATTGGTCCGATAAGTTCCGCCTCGATTGGCACGGCCGGTTCGGACAGCTTTTCGTGAGGCAGATCCATCCATCCCCTTGCGAGGCCCTGGAGCGCTTCAATGCGTCGGGCCACGTCATCGCCGAGGTTCTTTTTTGTTTTGTCAGACAGGATCTGGCTCAGATGGGCGGGGCTCATTTCCCAGCGCTCGGCACAAGCGCTCTTGCGCTGGCTTCCGATGAGCCTGATGAGGTTCTGCTTTCTGATTTCGTAGATATCCATGCCGGCCAAGATGCCATTTTTTAGCAGGCAGCTAAATATGCCCAAAGCTAAATTCCTCTTGAGATACGATTAGCCATGAGCTAAATTCTCCGCAGGTATCAAGGAGAAGCACTCATGTCCGATCAACTGCGTAGCTGGCTGACCAGCGCCACACCTGAAGAGCGCGAGCGTGTGGCTCGGCTTGCTGGCACTTCCGTGGGTCATCTGTACCAGCTTGCAGGAGGGCATCGAAAGGCCTCTCCCGAGCTTGCGGAGCGTCTACAGGATGCTTCGAGCGGGAAAGTGACCATTGCCGGCCTCCGCCCCGACTTGGTGAGCCTTGCCGAGAAGATTCTCCGCGGCGCCGCCTAACCCCAGCCAATCTACCGGCCGGGAGGCCACAAAGCATGCGAAGCGAATCGCACACTCTGATCTCCACGCTCCTCGCTGTGGTGAACCAATGGCGCCGCCGGGAAGGGTGGAGCCGAGAGACCGTGGTCCAGCACATCGTGGAGGCTCACGAACGCATCAACGCTCATATCGCCACCGGAATCGTATTCGACCCTCCCTCGCGTGATGCGATGGACAGGATGAAGGCGAATGCAGATCGGGTGTTCCGCTGGCTGGATGACTCCACGAAGGACAACAACCTGCTTCCGGCAAATTTCCTGCCGTCGATCCTGTCCGCTCTCCCGAACGATTTGAAGATTCAGGCCTTGGGCGACCTGCTGACCCCGGTCGGGGTATCGGTTCGCCTGATCGATGGAGAGGGCGGTGAGCGGGAAGTGCTCTGCATGCTCCGATCCCTGATCAAAGAGAACGGCGAAGCACAACAGGCAATCGCAAGTCTGGTTGATGGCGCTGATGAGCGAGAGCTGCAAGAGGCTCACCGTGAACTCTCTGAGTCTCGCGCCGCGACAGAAGAGGCGCTTCGGATGATTGACCAGATGCGGCGCAAGCCTCGCTTGGTGAGCGCTTAAGCATGCGCCCTCGTCTCACGAATTCTGACTACGCCGCAATGGCTAATGCTGCTGAAGAGCTGGCGGGTATGGATTCGAGCGAGTGGAGGCGCAGATACAACAAAGCCCTGAGCGACTACTACAGGGCTTTGTCGGTGCGTGGATCGGTGGCAGCCGAATCACGCGTGGGAAAACACAACACACAGGAAGCATAACCCATGAATTACGGGTTTATCTACTGCCTGGGCAATCAGGCTATGCCGGGGATCTACAAGATCGGCATGACAGAACGGGCTCCGACTCAGCGCTGTATTGAGCTTTCAAATGCTACGGCGGCGCCTCTTCCTTTCGAACTTCTGTTTTACGGCGAGGTGGAAGACCCGCGTGAAGTGGAACGCAAGATCCACGAACAGTTCGATCTCGAACGGCTCTCCTGTAGTCGCGAATTCTTCCGCGGCCGCGCCCTGACCTACAAGCTGGCAATTGAAGAGTGGTGCAACTCGATAGCTGTTACCAGCGACGGCGATTATTACCTGTCCGTCGAAGATTTGTTGGATCAGTTGGAGGCATGCGTAGATGACGAAGGGCGCGTCGAGGTCTTCATGCGCTACGCCTCCCTGGATGGAATTCGCATGTGGGCCGAGGGTGGAAGCGTGCGATTCAGCGTGCCAAATCTCGACATGATCCCGCGCTGGATTCTGGCGGCATCGTCTATCTGCAAAGGAGTCCTTTTGCAGCATCTGCCGACTGAACACCCGATCAAGTCCAGCCGCGCTCTTTCCCTGATTGCCGCGGAGGATAGCTGGTGAGCACGATAATCATGACTCAGTGCTGGCCGCTTCAGGGAATGAGCGCCCCACAGAAAGCCGTTCTTATCTCGTTGGCTGACAACTCGAACGATGACGGCGTTTGCTGGCCGTCCGTTGCCAAGATTGCAGAGCGTACCTGCCTGTCAGAGCGCGCTGTGCGCAACGCGCTTCGCTGGCTGGAGGATGCAAAGATACTGATCAGTCACCAGCGCAATGGCCGATCCACTTGGTACACCGTTACCCCGGCATCTTATGCCCCCGGCACGACATGCCCCCCGGCACCAGATGCCGCCCCACCCCGGCACGACGTGCCGCCCACCCCGGCACCTGGTGCCCCCAGAACCGTAATAGAACCATCAAGTGAACCGTCAGTAGAAGCAACCGCTGCTGCCGAAGATGCGAATTCCAAGAAGACTGCCTGCCCGGTAAAGGCGATTGTCGACCTGTTCAACGAAGTGCTTCCAGAGCTGCCGACCGTGGTCTTGATCAACAAAGATCGGAAGTCGAAGGTGCAGGCTCGCTGGAATGACAGCGAAGTCCATCAGGACCTTGGCTTCTGGAGAGATTACTTCGATACCGTTCGCGCCAGTGATTTCCTGATGGGGAGGGTGACGGGTCGCGACGGGAAAGTGTTTCGCTGCTGCTTCGACTGGCTGATTGCTCCCTCCAACTTCGTCAAGGTTGTGGAGGGCAATTACCATGCGTGATCCCTACAGCCTCGAAGCCGAGCACGGGGTTCTTGGCGCGATGATGCAGCGTCCGGAGCTAATCGACGTTCTTGCCGATGAGCTGACCCCGGAGTCGTTCTATTTCGCAGACAACGCTGAGGTTTTCCGGGCGATCATGGCGGTACGCTCTGCCAACAAGGCGGTCGACTTCCTGACCGTAGCTGAGCAGCTTGGAGCGCTTCCTAGCGAGACCCCGGCACTGGCTTACTGCTGCGAGATCGTGAAGAACACTCCGAGTATTGCTAGCGCCTCGACCTATGCCCGTATCGTCCGTGAGCGCGCTGTTGATCGGGCACTGCATATCGCTGCCCAGGACATTTCCGAGATTGCCAGTTCGAGCCAGGAGACCGCTGAAAAGGTCTCTGCTGCTCATGCCGCAATCATGGCAGTGGATGCTGGCGAAACTAGCGTTGACGTTCAGAAGGCTTCAGATGTCCTGGCAACCCAGGTTGAGGTCTGGCAGCAGCGCCACGACCGCTATCGGAGCGGACAAACCCTGATGGGTATTTCTTCTGGGCTGACTGATCTCGACGCCAAGATCGGCGGGTTCCTGCCGGGCCAACTGATTGTCGTCGCTGGCCGACCAGCGATGGGCAAGACAACCTTCGCAATGTCCTGCTCGATCCATGCGGCGCTCAAGGAGCGGAAGTCAGTGCTGGCGCTTAGCCTTGAGATGAGCAATGGGCAGCTCATTGACCGCGCCGTTGCTTCAGTCGGAAAGATTCCGCTGAACATGATCCGAAACGGTACCGCATGCGAGGAGTACGGTGCCGAGCTGGGTGCCGCATCGCGGACTATCAGCATGTCCAGCCTGTACCTCGCGGACAAGCCAGCCCTGAATACGATCGGCCGAGTTCGCGCCATGGCGCGCCGTCACAAGATGCGCTATGGACTCGACATGCTGATGGTCGACTACCTGCAACTCATGGACGGGGAGGGGGAGAACCGCGTCAACGTCATCAGCTCAATCAGCCGCGGCTTCAAGCTCCTGGCAAACGAACTTGGCGTTCCTGTGATTCTCCTAAGCCAGCTTTCCCGAAAGTGTGAGGAGCGCCCTAACAAACGCCCGATCCAGTCCGACCTCCGCGAATCCGGCGCCATTGAGCAGGACGCAGACATCATCCTCTTCGTCTACCGGGACGAGGTCTACAACGAGCATACCGAGTTCAAAGGGGTGGCCGAGATCATCGTCGCAAAGGGGCGCGACGTTGAAACGGGGACGGTACGTGCTGCGTTCTTGGGTCAGTACAACCGCTTTGAAAACCTATCCGCTGAATGGCGGCCTGCTGAGGCCGATAGGCCGCAGAAAGTAACTCGGCTGTCTGACCGCTATGGCAGCAAAGGAGCGGGCCAATGAAACGATCCTGGACCGTAATCGTAGGAAGCAAGCGCTTCACCTTGATCGTAACGGACGACTGCGACCCGCTCGCGGTCGTGAAGAGCATTTGGCCTGAAGGGAGGATCGAGCAGTGACGCCCGCAAAACAGGAGTCCCTCATGCAGGGGCAGACCGGCATCGCGAAGAAGGTCTACGAGTGCGTACCGATCTCTGAGCCCTGGCGTTCGTTCCAGGTGCTCACCGCGCTCCGCAACATGACCGGAAGCACGCCGGACGTTCGGATTGTCCAGGGCTGTCTGCGCGACCTGGTCGATTCCGGACTGATCCGCCGCACTGGTACTGACCACTACCAACGAATCCAAGTCGAGAAAAAGACCAAGCCTCAGGAGCCGAAGATGGGCGAGCCCGCGAAGAAGATCGAAAACCAGTCCGAGCCGAAGCGCTCCGCCTCCCCGCTGGAGATGCTGGGCGAACTGGCAAACGAGCTCGCCGGCATGGCCGAGCACATGAAGCGCCTGTCTGATCGCATCGAGGACGTCGCGCTGGCAGTTGAGCAGGAACGCGAATCGAACGCTAAGTCGATGGAAAGCTATCGCCAGCTCAAGGCACTCCTGAAGAGCCTGCAAGGGGAGGGTGAGTGACATGGATATCGTAGACATCGCCAACGACTACGCCGAGCGTGAGCTTGCCGAACGGCTTAATGCCCGAGTCCAGTACATCCATTACTTGGGGGAGAGCCTGGCCGACTGCGAGGACTGCGGAGAAGAGATTCCGGTAGCGCGGCGGGCACTCGTTCCTGGGGTTAGGAAGTGCCGGGACTGCGCGGAACTGGCTGAGCGGAGGGCAAGCCGTGGCTGATCGAATCGCCGTAAACAGCGCCGCGCGCCTGTCCGAGGCGATCACCCGCCTGACCGCGATGTACCGCGAGAAAAAGTACGTCGTGGTTTCCCTTCGCCCCGGGAAGGACAGAACACTGGACCAGAACGCCCTATGGTTCGCGCTCTACCAGCGAATTGCCCAGATGACCGGAATGGATGACGTAGAGGACGCTCGCCGGTACTGCAAGCTCCATTTCGGTGTGCCGATCATGCGAGCAGCCGATGCCGATTTCCGCGATGGCTGGAACCGCCTGTTCTTGCACCTGGACTACGAAACCAAGATCCGCCTGATGGGCGCCTGCGCCATGTTCGGACCGGATGGCTTCCCCGTGACCAGGCTCTTCAACCGAGCCCAGGGCATCGCCTACACCGATGCCATCGTTGCTGAGTTCTCGGAGAAGGGTGTTTTCTTCAACGATCTGCTTAGCGAGGACGCAGCATGACGCTCCCAACTCGCCAAGCGAAGCTGCGGAAGTGCCAGAACCCTGCATGCGGCCAGGAGTTCACCCCTCGCTTCAGCAGCACGCAAAAGGTCTGCTCGCCAGCCTGCGCCCTGGCCATCAAGGACAAGCACGCCAAGCCGGCGCGGAAGGCCATCGCCGACCGCAACCGCCGGGAGATCAAGGCGCGTAAGGAGAAGCTGAAGAATCACAGCGATTTCGTGAAGGATGCCGAGAAGGCGGTTCGTGACTACCGGCGCACCTACGAACTTTCCATCGGCAGCGGCTGCATAAGCTGCGGCAAGTCTCAGGACGAGGTACTGGCCGAACAAGGCTGGAAGACTGGAGGCGCATTCGACGCAGGGCATTTCCTCGGCAAGGGGGCAAGGCCCGAGCACCGCCTGGAGCCATCCAACATATGGCTTCAATGCAAGGCCTGTAACGCGGGCTCAAGCAAGTACGCCAGGAAGGGGCTTACCGTTTCCCAGGGCTTCCGTGAGGGCTTGATCGAACGCATCGGCCTGGAAGCTGTAGAGGCTCTGGAAACCGATCACCGTCCCCGCAAGTACACCAACGACGAACTGAAGGCGATCACCGCCGAGTACCGCGCCAAGCTGCGCGAGCTGAAAAAGAGGACTGCCTGATGAAAACCACCATCTCGATCATCATCAGCATGACGCTGAGTCTTTCCCTGCTGTCCGGCATCGGCCAGCTATCGCAGTTCGCCTTCTACGTCTGCGTAATCATGAACGCTCTTGCCTGGATCGGGATGCTCCTCGGCATGGTCAAGGACGAGGTCAGTGCGCGCATCCGCCGGACCTTCTGGATTCAGCTCCTGCCATCCATCTTCTACGTCTATGCCCTTATCTTCAGCGGGCATCCAATGCTAGGCGCCTCCGCCTTCATGGTGCAGTTCCTGATCGTCGCCACCGCCTTCCGCAAGGAGGAAAAGCCGGCATGACGCTAGCCGAATACATCGCCCAGCAATGGGAGATCCTTCGTGAATATGGGCTGATTAAGGGGGAAGCATGATCTACACCAGCATTCGGTCGGCAGTCGTCTCTGCCTTGGCGGCGGAAACCATCGACAACACTGCAAAGCAAGCCTGGCAGAAGCTCTACCAGCCAGGGCATGCAGAGAGTGAGGGTTTATCTGGGCTGATCAGGGGATCGAACACTTCAGGCATCAAGCGCATAGACGCTGATTGCTGGGTGCACGCCCGGCTGCACAGTCAGCTCAAGCCGCGGTACTGGAACGCACTTGTGGCGAAGTACAGCACTCACCGCGAGAAGAAGAAGGCCGCAATCGAGGCGCTTATCCCCCTGATCGCCACCCCGGCGCCGCGCAGATTCCTCGGGATGGCAGTCTATACCTGGGCTATTCCCAAGCTGAAGGGGGCAGAAGGCAAGCGCTCTACCGACATGATCATTCTCGACGCCGTGTTCTACGACATGAACAACTGGGAATCTGAAGGCCGCCCCGAACAGACGAGGCGCCGATGGAGGTCTGGAATTCACGGTGTGCTGAACGAAATGCTCAAGGAGGCAGAGCTGACTGCGGGTGAAATCCTGATGGAGGAGGGCATCATCGTCGGAGAGGCTGCGTAGGACTTGCAATCAGTGAGCGTTTGAGCGAATATTTCCCCATCCTGCCGATCTTGCGCGTTATGAGGATCGGTAACTCTGAAGCCCTGGCAAATGCCGGGGCTTTTTCGTTTCCATCCATCTGCGGAGTTCTGAAATGTCTGCTGAATCGAAAGATGTTTGGCTGATCAAGGGTATCGGCGGTGGCGCGCTGGTCCTGCTGCTCCTGGTTGGAGCGGTAGTAGTTCTGATCTGAATCCTTCTGGGTTGCGACTACGCGGCCGAGGATGGTCAAAGGTGGGTGCCCGGCCCTACCGCGACCTAATACTCCGGGATCGCCTTGGACACGCATGCGGCAGAAGAAAGCAAGGGTCACCATTGGTGATCAAGGCGAAAGCCCCGGCTCCTTACTCTGCGGGCGTGACGCCGGCTAGTCCGGCACCTATCCCGCGGCTCTAGCTCAACTGGCAGAGCGCTGTCCTTCCAAGTCAGATGTTGCGGGTTCAAGTCCCGCGAGCCGCTCCAAACTCGATTCAATGACGTGTAGCTCAGAGGTAGAGCGGTCGGCTGTTACCCGACTGGTCGATGGTTCGATCCCATCCGCGTCAGCCAATAAGCCGGTATGGCGCAACAGGGAGCGCTGCTGATTTGTAATCAGAGGGTTGCGGGTTCGACTCCTGCTGCCGGCACCACACTACAAGGCCCAGGCAATGACCTGGGCTTTTCTGCATCTGGAGTACGTGAATATGGCCGAGCCGAGTGGTGCGGTAGCAGTCGCCGGCTTGGTCGGTATTGGTGCGTCTGCGTTGATCCCTGGCATTGATGCCAATGCAGTGATCGGGGCTTTTGCTGGGGCTATCTTCTTCGTGGTGTATGCCAAGGACATCTCGGCCTGGGCTCGCCTTGGTTACTTCGCTGCGTCCTGGATCGTTGGCTACTACGTCGCCGGCGAAGTCATCGGGCGGGAGTGGGCAAGGACATCGGGCCTGGTCGCCTTTGGTGGGGCATTGTTCTGCGTCGCAGTGGGCACCAGCTTGCTGGAGTGGGTGCAGGGGGGGAAGACGCCTGGTTGGCTCCGCTTCATAGCGGACCGCTTTGGAGGTCGTAATGGTTGACCCTTGGACTCTGGTAGCCGCGATGATTTGCGGCGCCATCTGCATGAGGCTGGCGACATACCGCCGGCAAGGCGCGAGGTATCGCCGGGGCGTTTCCTGGCTCGCCTACCTGCTGTGCGTTGGTAGTGGGTGTTTCGCCCTGAGCGTGATGCTCGATGCACTCCACGGCTACAGACTGAATCCTGTCTCCCCCTGGCTGACCCTGGTCCTGGCAATCCTGCTTGGCCTTGTGTGTCGTGCGCGGGGGAACCTGGCCCACATTCTGAGGGTGTACTGATGGATGCTCCGCTTCTGCTGAAGAACACCGGTACATGCCTGATTTTGTGTGACAGCAACGGGAAGCCGCTCCCTGGCCAGCTTTCGTTGAGCGTCAGCAACGATGGTCTCGTGCCAGCGGTCACGGTCACGTTCGCACTCGACAATGAGCACGTGAGGCTTTGCGGGGAAGGGATGGAGTCGCGCATCTCATACGATGCGTATCTTGAGGCAATTAAGGGAAGGCGCAGCTGATGACCAAGTGCACCTTCTGTAACAAGACGCGTGAATGGGCCAAGAAGTGGGCCCGAGTTGCCATGGAGCGCGCGGCCTCTGCTGTGGCCGCCAAGCCGAAGCGATCTGGAGCAAGCAATGACTGAATCCGGAGAAGAGGTTCGAATCATTCTGCGCGACCTCCTCGATGAGCAGCGCAAGACCAATCAGCTATTGCACCTCCTGATCCAGGCCCTCGCCGAAGACGGCGAGGATCCTGACACCATGCCGACCAGCTATCTGGATGGAACATCGATCCAGGGGCATCAGCCGGTACGCAGTAATAGCCTTTTGGCAACACCGCCAGGGGAACGATGATGTCGACGTTTATGGGATCCGCCAGGGAAACCCAGATAGCTGCTGTCCGGGTCCGTCGCGGATGGTTCGGCAAGCTGGTTGTCCAGGTTCGCTACAAGATCGAGCGCCCCGAAAGCCCGCTCCCTGGCCGGGAGTTGATCTACCACGTATGCGGGCTCTCCCGTTGGCGAGATGCCAACGCAAATGATTTCGCCGAAGCCCTGATGGTCGCGAAGCTCATCGGGATGTCTGATGAAGGAAATCCCTCATGAAGAGTCACCCGATCCCTGCAGGAGTCGAGGTCAGCCCCAATCGGCCCTGGACGCCTGATGACATTGCTGGGTACAGCGGCGAGGTAGTCAGTGCCATGAAGGTTCTCGAGCCTCTGCTGCGCTCCGGACTGCTGGCGCTCCATCCTGATGAATGGCAAGGCGGAAAGCTCTCGTTCCTCAGACCGGCACAAGCTAGGCGGCAAGGCTGGAATCCTCCGGATCAGGCGGCCTGCAATCAGGTATCCGGAAGTGCCTGACCTCCCTCAGCGTCACACCAAGCCCAAGGCCAAGGGAGTGACCAAGCACGAGGTAGAGGACAAGGCATGGGGGAACGGACGTGGTGGCAGGCCATGGCGTCGCAAGCGAGAGCGCATCCTCAAGCGGGATGGCTACATGTGCCAGTGCCCAGAGTGCAAGGGGGTGAAGAGGATCGCCACAGAGGTGGACCACATCATCCCGCTGAGCCAGGGCGGCACAGACGATGACTCCAACCTGATGGCTATTGCTGGCTACCCATGTCATGCGAGGAAGACGGCGAGGGAGTCGGCGGCATCTAGGAAATAGTCGGGTTCTCTCAGTGCGCGGACACGACGATATCGAGATATTTACGAATGAAGGCAGTGGCTTTCACTGTATTCGTGCGTTTTTGCCGAAAAATCTAGTTAATGAGAAAAATTCTCATTTATAGGGGTGGGGCGGGTCAAAACCTTAGAACTTTTCGTTAGGACACCGCGCCCCCAAGTCACTTTCCATTTCCACAGAATTTAGGTTTCAAGATGGCACGACACAAACAGCCAGATGTCGTCGCCAAGTTCAAAGGCGCCGACAAGAAAAACCCCCAGCGCTACCGGCAGGAGCCGGCAAAGGGAGAGGGGGAGGTCGGCGAAGCGCCCATCCATCTGCAAGGCCCCGCTCGTCTCGCATGGAAAGAGTTGTGCGCTCAGTCGATCAAGGGCGTTCTGACGGGATCGGACCGGATCATCCTGGAGGTCACCGCGAACCTGCTCGCTGAATACCGTGCCAACCCGACAGAGTTCGCGGTTGGCAAGTACACCCATCTGATCGGAAACCTGGCCCGGCTTGGACTAACGCCGTCCGACCGCCAGAAGTTCGGCCTGGAAAAGCCGAAGGAGAAGGACGAGTTCGAGGATTTCTGAGATGACCCCCAGCGACATTGCGCGACAGTACGCTAGCGATGTCGTGAGTGGGGGTATCGTTGCGTGCCGGTATGTGAAGCTTGCATGCCAGCGCTTCCTGAATGACTTGGACCGCCAGGGCGATGACGATTGGCCATACGTTTTCGATGAGGCCAAGGCAGATCGTGCTGTCAAGTTCATGCAGCTCATGCCTCACACCAAAGGCAAATGGAGCGCTTCGAAGTCGAAGCTAGTGTTCGAGCCTTGGCAGGTATTCATCGAGGCCAACATCTTCGGCTGGGTGAAGAAGGAAACCGGCAAGCGCAGGTTCCGCGAGGCCTACGAAGAGATTCCCAGGAAGAACGGGAAGTCGGCCCGTCTTGCCGCACGAGGCATTTACCTATTCGCCGCAGATGGAGAGTCGGGGGCCGAGGTCTACTCCGGCGCCACCACCGAGAAGCAGGCCTTCGAGGTTTTCCGTCCAGCGTGGATGATGGCGCACAAGCTGGAGAACCTGCGTAACCGATTCGGTATCGAGCTTTCTGGCAACCAGAAGAACCCTGGCCCCATGTTCGTCATGGAGGACATGTCGAAGTTCGAGACGGTGATCGGCAACCCAGGGGACGGTGCAAGTCCCCATGCGGCCCTGGTGGACGAGTACCACGAACACGACACGGATGCCCTGGTTGACACCATGCAGACCGGCATGGGCGCTCGGGAGCAGCCTTTGCTGTCGATCATCACGACGGCGGGTTCGAATCTCGGCGGACCCTGCTACGAGAAGCGACGGGATGTGATCCGCATTCTCGAGGGTCAGACGATCGATGAGACGATTTTCGGGATCATCTACACGATCGATGAGGATGATCCGTGGGATGACCCGGCCAGCCTGATCAAGGCCAATCCGAATTACGGAGTGTCGGTCTTCCCTGACTTCCTCCTGGCTCAGCTCCAGCAGGCCAAGCGTTCGGCGTCTAAGCAGAACGCCTTCCGCACCAAGCACCTGAACCAATGGGTTGGCGCTCGGACGGTCTGGATGAACATGCTGGCCTGGCAGCGTCAGAAGCGCGAATTAACGGTTGCGGACATGGCCGGATGTCGCTGCTGGATGGCGCTCGATTTGGCGAGCAAGAAAGACGTGGCCGCCCTGGTAATGCTGTTCGAGAAAGCTGGTCAGTTCTACTGCATCCCGCGGTTCTATGCCCCCGAAGCTGCTGCCGAGGAAAACGAGAAGTATCAGAACTTCGCACTTGAAGGTCACCTGATCCTGACGCCCGGGAGCATGACGGACTACGCCTTTATCGAGGCAGACATCCTTGACCTAGCAAAACAGATCGACCTGCAGGATGCCGCCTTCGACGACTGGCAGGCCAACTACCTGATTACCCGACTCTCGAACACCTCAATCCCGGTCGTGGACTTCAACCAGACGGTGAAGAACATGAGCGACCCGATGAAGGAGGTGGAGGCGAGGGTGATAGCGCGGACGCTCTGGCATGACGGAAACCCAGTCATGACCTGGATGATGGGAAATGTGGCGGCAAAGATCGATGCCAAGGAAAACATCTACCCGCGCAAGGAAAACGACAACGACCCCAACTGCAAGATCGATGGTCCAGTGACCTTGATCATGGCTATGGGGCGCGCCCTGGTTGCCGGCGTTGATGACGGCGACGACTTCATGAACGCCATACGGAACCCGATCATCGCATGAACATCGCTACTGGCCTCTACCTCTTCTTTGGCGTCCTTGGTCTGGCTCTTTTCGTAGCCGGAACCTTCGTGCTGCTGGGGCTCGGCTGGGCGCTCATTTCCGGTGCGGCGTCGGCGTTCGCCATAGCGGCGTTCATTCGCAAGGGGCTGACCAGTGAGTAAGAGTCTCGGAAAAGTCCTGAGCAGTGCTACGTCTGCGCCCAGGTCTTCATTGTTCGGTTGGAAGGATAAGACCATCCGCCTGACAGATGGCGCGTTCTGGTCGCAGTTCCTGGGGCGAGAGTCGTCTAGCGGGAAAAAGGTCACTGTCGACAAGGCAATGAAGCTGTCTGCGGTATGGGCTTGCGTTCGCTTGATCTCTACTTCTGTCGCCGGTCTTCCGCTTGGAGTGTACGAGCGGAAAGCGGACGGAAGCAGAGTCGATGCTCGGTCGTTCCCGCTCTACGATGTTGTTCACAACAGCCCCAACGACGACATGACGGCCTTCCAGTTCTGGCAGGCCATGGTCGCATCGATGCTGCTTTGGGGGAACGCATACGCGGAGATTCGCCGCGCTGCGGGCAGGCCGGCTGCACTGGACTTCCTGCTTCCTTCGCGGGTAGACCTGGAGTGTGATGACAACGGTCGGCTGAAGTACTTCTATACGCCAAGGAAGGGTGCTCGTAGAGAGATCGAACGCACAAACATGCTGCACATCCCGGCGTTCACGCTGGATGGTCGAATTGGTCTTTCTGCAATCCGGTACGGCGTTGATGTCTTCGGTTCGGTCATGTCGGCGGAGGATGCAGCCAACGGCACATTCAAAAACGGACTTCTACCCACGGTCGCCTTCAAGGTTGACCGCATTCTCCAGCCTGCGCAGCGGGAGGAGTTCAGGGAGTATGTGAAGTCCGTATCGGGCGCGATGAACTCCGGAAGATCCCCGGTTCTGGAGCAGGGGATTACCCCTGAAACCATCGGCATCAATCCGGTCGATGCTCAGTTGCTGGAGACGCGAGAGCATGGCGTGATCGAGATTTGCAGATGGTTCGGGGTGCCGCCCTGGATGATTGGCCAGACCGACAAGGGGAGCAACTGGGGGACAGGGCTTGAACAGCAGATGCTCGCGTTCCTGACATTCTCGATCAGTTCGATCACCAATCAGATTCAGCAGTGCGTCAATAAGCGGCTGCTAACTGCGCCCGAGCGGATTCGCTATTACGCCGAGTTCTCCCTTGAGGGGTTCCTGAAGGCTGATAGCGCTGGTCGCGCTGCCTGGTACAGCACCATGGCGCAAAACGGTTTCATGACCCGCAACGAAGGTCGCCGGAAAGAGAACCTGCCAGAACTCCCCGGCGGAGACATTCTCACCGTCCAGTCCAACCTGGTTCCCCTAGATCAACTGGGGGGGGCAGCGAAAGAAAGCTCTCCGCCGTAGAGGCGGTTCAAAAGGCCTACCTCGGCGTTGGGAAGATGATCACCGCCGACGAAGCGCGACAACTCGTAAATCAGCATGGTGCAGGACTGAAAGTTCCTGGGCCCGACTTCGAAGAAACACAGGAGTAACCCATGACTCTGCGAAATCTTCCGGCAGCGCCGGAGGCTCGCCCGCGCTCGGGCGTCCAGTGCGACCTGGCGCCCAAAGCGCTAGATGCATGGCGTCCTGAGCTTCGAGCAGCTTCTGGCGATAACCCGGACTCCACGATCACCATCTACGAGCCGATTGGCTACGACTGGTGGACCGGTGAAGGTGTCACGGCAAAACGCATTGCTGGCGCTCTGCGCGCCATAGGCAGCGATGTCGATGTGACCGTGAATATCAACAGCCCCGGCGGCGATGTATTCGAAGGCCTGGCTATTTACAACCTGCTGCGCGAGCACAAGGGCAAGGTCACGGTGAACATCATCGGCCTGGCTGCCTCTGCCGCCTCTTTCATCGCCATGGCGGGGGATGAAATCCGCATCGGCCGCGCCGCCTTCCTGATGATCCATAACGCCTGGCTGATCGCCATGGGTAATCGGAATGATCTCCGTGAGATAGCCGATTGGCTGGAGCCATTCGACATGACGCTGGCTGACATTTACGCACAGCGCACGGGAATCGACATCGACGACATCGTGAAGCAGATGGACGCCGAGACCTGGATCGGCGGGCGCGAAGCCGTCGACAAAGGGTGGGCAGATGCCTTCCTGGAGTCCGACGAGATCTCCAGCGCTCCCAGCAACCGCAGCGAAGCCATCCTGGCCAAGCGCCGAATGGATGCCGCCCTGGCTCGCAGCGGCATGCCGCGAAGCCAGCGCAATGAACTCATCAACGACTTCAAGACCAGCATGCTTGGCGCTGCTGGCGGGGGTGGTGACACCCCGACCGATATGCCTGGCGCTGTCGCTCCTGACCTCTCCGCTGCACTCAGGGCAGCACAAGACATCACCAAATTCCTCCAAGGAGAATCGCAATGAGCGACTTCGAAAAACAAATCGGCGAACTGAACGCCAGCCTCAAGCAGGTCGGCGACCAGATCAAGGCCCAGGCCGAACAAGTCAACACCCAGATCGCCAACTTCGGCGAGATGAACAAGGAAACCCGCGCCAAGGTCGACGAACTGCTGACTGCTCAGGGCGAACTGCAAGCACGACTGAGCGCCGCGGAACAAGCCATGCTGGCCAACGAGAAGCGTGACGGCGGCGAGGAAGCACCGAAGACCGCCGGCCAAATGGTCGCAGAGAGCCTGAAAGAGCAGGGTGTAACCAGCTCCCTGCGCGGTTCGCATCGCGTATCCATGCCGCGCTCGGCCATCACCTCCATCGACAGCTCTGGCGGCGCCCTGGTTGCTCCTGATCGTCGCCCCGGTGTCGTTGCCGCGCCGCAGCGTCGACTGACCATCCGAGACCTGGTTGCGCCTGGCACCACTGAGTCGAACTCCGTCGAGTACGTCCGCGAGACCGGCTTCGTCAACAACGCCGCTCCTGTTTCGGAAGGCACCCAGAAGCCGTACTCCGACCTCAACTTCGGTCTGGAAAACGCGCCGGTTCGCACTATCGCCCACCTGTTCAAGGCAAGTCGCCAGATCCTGGACGACGCATCGGCCTTGCAGAGCTACATCGATGCGCGCGCTCGTTACGGCCTGATGCTGGTCGAAGAAGGTCAACTGCTCTACGGGAACGGGACCGGCGCCAATCTGCACGGCATCATTCCGCAGGCGCAGGCCTACGCGCCGCCGAGTGGCGTAGTGGTAACCGCAGAACAGCGGATCGACCGCATCCGCCTGGCGATCCTTCAGGCGCAACTGGCCGAGTTCCCCGCCAGCGGTATCGTGCTCAACCCCATCGACTGGGCGCTGATCGAGCTGACCAAGGACGCCGAGAACCGCTACATCATCGGCAGCCCGCAGAACGGCACCACTCCGACCCTCTGGCGTCTGCCGGTGGTGGAAACCCAGGCCATCACTCAGGACGAGTTCCTGACCGGTGCGTTTTCTCTCGGCGCCCAGATCTTCGACCGCATGGACATCGAGGTTCTGGTTTCCACCGAGAACGACAAGGACTTCGAGAACAACATGGTCACCATCCGCGCCGAGGAGCGGCTGGCCTTCGCGGTTTATCGCCCCGAGGCTTTCGTGACTGGTTCGCTGACCGCCAGCTGATTGGAAGGGGCCGGGAGACCGGCCCCTCTTTCTTTGAGGTGACTATGCCTGACGTAATGATCAAGCCAATTCGCTCATACCTGGACGGCGGTCGCGTGAGAAAGGCTGGTGGTGATGCATACCTTGCATCCGAGCATCTGGCTCGCCAGTTGGTGGCGCGCGGTCTTTGCCAGATTGTGGAATCAGAGATCCCAAAGCCTGTGGCTGGCGAGTCGCCGTCTGCCTCGCAAGTGGCCCCAGCCTCACAGCAGAAGACTGCGAGCGAGTCAGAGAATGGCGGAACTCCTCGCCGCAGAGGGCGGCCATCTGCACGAACACAACGTTCCGACTGACCCCCTGGGCTGATGCACTGTGGGCAATGGATAGGGCCTGGTGGGAGAGATACGTCGCAGAGGCCAAAGCAAACTTCTGTGGCGAGCTTCTGACACTCAGCGCCAATCCCTTCGGAATCAAGACGGCGCGCATCGAGCACTACAGGAACTCAGGCGGCGGCGCAGTTTCCTTGGCCATCGCCAGGGGTGCTAAACGCATCATCCTGCTGGGCTATGACATGCAGAAAACCAATGGTCAATCGCACTGGCACGGTGACCACCCGAAGGGGCTTGGGAGCGCCGGCAAGATCGCGGAATGGCCATCCGAGTTCGAGCGCCTGAAGCGCAACAACCCGACAATCGAGATCATCAATTGCAGTCGCGAAACAGCGCTGACCTGCTTCGCCCGACGCCCGCTGGAGGAAGTGCTGAATGAGCATGATCCCGCTTGATACAGCAAAGTCCTTCCTTGATGTGATCCACGACTGGGATGACGCCAAGCTCCAATTGCTGCTGGACGGGGCCGAAGACGAGGCCTGCCAATTCATGTGGCGCCAGTCTCTTGATGGCCTTTGCAATTGCGAAGAGAGCAGTGAGGTAGTCAGCAGCGAGCCAGGCATTCCGCCTAGCGTGGTCATCGGAGTGCTTCTTTTGCTTCAGGCCAGCTATCAGGCTGCTCCCGAAGAAATCGCAACGCTGCGCAAGGCGGCCGAAGTGAAGCTGATGCCGTACAGATGCGGCTTGGGGGTTTGAATGCTGGCCTACCGTATGCGCCACCGCATTCAGTTTCAGCGGCAGGTCCAAACACAAGACCCTGATACGGGGGAAATGGTGACGACCTGGGAGGCCGTTCTGTTCTCTGGTCGCGCCGACCTTCCCGCCGAGGTTCTGACTGGCTCAGGTCGCGAGTTGATCGCTGCCGATGCCACGCAGGCGGAGACCACTGCCAGGATCAATTGTCGGTGGTTCCCCGTAGAACGGTTGGAACTGTACACCTGGCGGGTCATCTGGGATGGCCGAGTCTACAACATCACCAGCGCAGAGACCGATGTCACCGCTCGCCGTGAGTGGCGTCTGCGCTGTTCTGATGGATTGACGGACGGCCGGTAACTATTTGGCTCGCAAGGGCACCTAACACGCAGCTAGGCCCGTACAGCCGAACGGCGGATGTCGCTCATCCGTCCGCCCCGCTGCGTCTCTACTCGGCCGCCAGGCCAATCAAATAAGCAGGCTAGGTTCGCTACCGAAAAGGGTCGGTCCGCTCCGCCTACGCCCCTGCCTGCTTACCTATTCCAGGCGGAAGGAGCTATATCCATGACCGATGTTATTCAGCTTGTTCACTCCGCCGGCGAGGCGCGCGTCGATAGTCGCGTGATTGCCGAGCAACTAGGGGTTAAGCACAAGCACAGCTTTGCCCTTGTCACGCGCTATCAGCGGAAGTTTGAGGAACTTGGCCAACTGCCGTTTCAAAAGGAAGTTGGTCGGCGGGCCCAAGGCGGCGGCAGGGCTGAGCGTTTCGCATTGCTGAATGAAGATCAGGCGTACTTTCTCCTGAGCCTTTCCCGGAATAGCGACCTGGTGGTCGACCTCAAGCTCCGGCTGGTGAAGGCTTTCCGCGACGCCCGTAATCAAGCCGGCCTGGACAGCGTGATGGGTATGATCCTGCTGACGGCTCCTGCTCCATGGGAGAAGCGCTTCGGCGATGACTACTACCGTGCTCTGGCCAGGATCACCGGCACCGTTTTCGAAGGTCATGCCAAGGGAACGCCGGCTATCTATGGCCAGATCACCGACCGCTGGATTTACGCCGCCATCCTGCCGAAGGAGGTGCATGCCGAGCTAAAGGCTCGCCGCGGTGAAAGCGAAAGGATGCACCAGTGGCTGACCGATGGAGGCCGTGATCGGCTCGACCAGCAAATCCGCATGGTCACGCTGATCGCGGATAGTTCGATTGACCGCAAAGACTTCGAAGCTAGGTGCATGCAGGCATTCGGGCTGCCGGGCCAGCTCCGCCTGATCTATCCGCAAGCCGCCTAACCCCGCCCTGACGAACGAAAGCCCGCCTTGAGCGGGCTTCGTCGTTTCTGGAGATCATGAAATGACCGACGAAGCAATCGAACAAGAAATCCAAGCCAAGGGCCTGACTGCGCCACGCATCACGCCGGCAGACATCGAGGCGAATATCGCTGGCGAGTACTACTTCACTGCGGCTGATGGTGTGAATCAGAGGCCTGACTGCAATCCTGACGCCGTGGTTGCGGGCGTACATGGATCGCTCGGCCTGCTGACCTTCTGCGTACTGGTACTGAAGAACGGCTTCACCGTCACCGGCGAGTCGGCCTGTGCGAGCCCGGCGAACTTCGACGCGGAGATCGGCCGGAAAATCTCCCGGCAGAATGCCGTCTCCAAAATCTGGCCACTGATGGGCTACGAACTGCGTAGCAGACTGGCTGACTGATCCATGCTGATCCGTGGAATGCTCGGCCTCGGCGACTCGATCTATTCCAGGGCATTCCTGAGGAAGTACCCAGGCGCATTCCTCGAAACACCCTGGCCAGAGCTTTACCTCGACCTCGACGTGAAGTGCGTTCGCCCGGCGACGCAGTTGAGAACCCAGGCCAAGAACATCCAGCGCGAGCACGACTGGCACCGCCCTGTCGGCGGCGGCCAAATGCGCATCGCCTACGGCCGAGACCCGATCATTCAGGGGCTGCGCAAGGCGTTCCGTTGCGAACCCGGCGAGTTCGACCTGCCGGACTTTGGTCCTCCGCCAGTCGATGGGCGCTATGTGCTGGTTCGCCCAGCCACGGTTCGCGCTGAGTGGCGCGCAGACACGCGCAACCCACTGCCCGAGTACATCGCCAGCGCTGCCTCAGAGATGCGCCGCAGGGGCTGGAAAGTGGTTTCCGTGGCAGACCTAGAGCCGGGCAAGGAATGGGCGCTTGATCCACTCCCGCCGGCAGACATCCAGTTCCACAAGGGCGAACTGCCGGTTGAACAACTGCTGGCGCTGCTCCAGCACGCAGATGCCGTGATTGGCGGCATCGGCTGGATCGTTCCGGCCAGCATCGCCGCCAAGGTGCCGGCCTGGATCATCTGCGGCGGCCAGGGCGGATACAACTCGCCAGAACACATCACCGACAAGTGCATGGACCTGTCCCGCATCACCTTCGCGGCCCCCGACAGGTTCTGCCGCTGCACCCTGAAACAGCACACTTGTGACAAAAGGATCGCCGATCATGACGCACGCTTTGCCGCCTGGGCTGACCGACTGCCTGCTCTGGTCTGAAGAGCTTGGCATGGGCTTCCACCCGCGCCCTCCGATGGACTACACGGGACCGTATTTCGAGAAGTACCAGCTGCTTGACGCTACCCCGATGGGCGCTGCGCTGACCCAGGCTCGCATTGATCTGGTGCGCCGTCACTTTGCCGGCCAGGTGGTAGACATCGGTATCGGCGGAGGCCGTTTCGTCACAGAGTCCGGCGCGATGGGCTTTGACGTGAATCCGGAAGCGGTGGCTTGGCTGAGGGCGCAGGAGCGCTACTACGACCCATACCAGCATCATGCAGAAGCTGTGACCTGCTGGGACAGCCTGGAACACATTCCCGAGCCGGAGAAGCTGCTCGACCATGTTGGCGAGTGGCTGTTCGTGTCCATGCCGATCTACAAGGATCAGACCGACTGCCTGGCCTCCAAGCATTACAAGCCGGGAGAGCATTGCTGGTATTGGAGTCTCCCTGGCTTGGTTGCCTGGTGCGAGCGGCAGGGCTTCGAACTGGTGGAAATGAACGAGGCAGAATCCGACCTCGGCCGAGAAGGGATCACCAGCTTTGCGTTTCGGAGAGCCCATGGCTGACGGCGTTGAGTTCAGCATCACCGGTCTGGATTCCCTGCTTGGCAAGCTGGACTCCGTTACCGATGACGTGAAGCTGAGGGGCGGACGCGCCGCGTTACGTAAGGCCGCAATGATCGTGGTTCAGGCAGCGAAGCAGGGTGCGGAGAAAGTTGACGATCCAGGAACCGGCCGGAGTATTTCCGACAATATCGCGTTGCGCTGGAACGGTCGTCTGTTCAAACGCACGGGCGACTTAGGGTTCAGAATTGGCGTTCTGCATGGTGCCGTTCTTCCCAAGAAAGGGGAGCGCTCGGACAAGACTGCGAATGCCCCGACGCCGCACTGGAGACTTCTTGAGTTCGGAACAGAAGACATGCGGGCTCAGCCTTTCATGCGAAGCGCTCTTGCAGACAACATCGCAGAAGTCACAAGCACCTTCGTATCTGAATACGAGAAAGGCATCGATAGGGCCATCAAGCGCGCAGCCAAGAAGGCTGCACAGGGGTGAGTATGTACCCGCCAATCTTTAAGGTCTGCTCAAGTAGCCCCGCTGTTACTGCGATCCTTGGCGCGTCCCCGCTGAGGATGTACCAGTTTGGCCTGGCCCCCCAGCTCGTCGTTAAACCGTATGCAACATGGCAGACCATATCTGGATCGCCAGAGAACTACCTATGGGGTCGCCCTGACGCCGATGGGTTCACCATCCAGGTGGACATTTTCTCAGCCACCGCTGCGGAAGCCAGAGATGCAGCAAAGGCCATCAGGGACGCAATTGAGCTTTCAGCCTATGTAGTCCGCTGGGGAGGGGAATCTGTTGACCCTGATACCAAGACCTACCGAGTCAGCTTTGACGTCGACTGGATAGTCCAGCGATAGACCAACCAATACCGACCAACCCGCCTTGAGCGGGTTTTTTTGTGCTTCAAGAAACCCGCCACAGGAGAAACACAATGGCAATTTTGGCTCAAGGAACCCAGATCTATGCCCTGGTTCCGTCCAGAGATTCTAGCGGCAGCCCGACTGGTGATTACGAAGTAATCGAGGTCGAGTGCGCAACCGCGTTCAACCCCGGCGGCAACCCCGCCGACCAGATCGAAACCACATGCCTTAGCGAAACTGTTCGGCGCTACCTGCGCGGACTACGCACGCCGGGACAGGCTTCGCTGACCCTCAACGCTGACCCGCGCAACAGTTCCCATATCCGCCTCTACCAACTGTCCGAGTCTGACGACCAGATCGACCAGGACATCGCTTTTGCGGTTGGCTGGTCTGACGGAATCGGCATTGCACCCACCGAGGCTCAGGACAGCAACGGCGACTGGGATTTCGTTCTGCCACCGACGCGCACTTGGTTCGTCTTCCGCGGCTATGTGAGCGACTTCCCGTTCGACTTCGCAGCCAACGCTGTAGTGACCTCTACCGCAACCATTCAGCGCTCCGGCGGTTCCGCCTGGGTTCTCAAAACCGCGTAAGGAGTGGTCATGCATCTGTCGATTGATTCCTTAAAAGAGGCTGGCGCCTTCACCGGGGCCCCCATCGAAAAAGAGATCACTTGGAAGCAGGGCGATAAGGAACTGACTGCAACCGTGTACGTCCGGCCCTTGTCGTACAGCACTGCTGTTTCTGACCTTCTGGCCATGAATGGCAAGGTTGATGGCGTAGCGGGTCGGATCGCTGCGTCAATCGTGGATGAAGAGGGTAAGCCGGTATTCACGCCGGCAGATATCACCGGCGAGGCCGACCCCGGTCGCGGCGCGCTGGATGGAAACCTGACCATCGCCCTGCTCACCGTTATCGCCGAGGTGAACAACCTGGGAAAGACGACCAGCTCAGCGAACTAGATGAGGTGTGGCATGAGCTGGTGATGTGCGGGATTGGCGGCAGAACCATCGCAGAAGCTAAGTCCCGCCTCAGCTATAGGGAGTTCCTGAGCTGGTGCAAGTTCCGCAGCAAGCGCGGGAGTCTCCATATCGGCATGAGGGTAGAGCGTGGATCGGCATTGCTCGCCGCGCTCTACGCCAATACGCACAGCAAGGAGTCGTACAAGCTGTACGACTTCATGCCGCATGAAGAAGAGCCCGTAATCAGTCTAGATCAGGCCCTCGAGACCTGGGCCTAGTCCTTCGTTTTGCCCGGATCATTCCGGGCTTTTTCATTGGAGCCCGTAATGGCATCACGCAGCCTAGGGACGCTTACTCTCAATCTCATCGCCAAGGTTGGTGGCTTCGTGGCCGGCATGGATGCCGCCGAGCGCCGCTCGGAAAAGTGGCGCAAGGAAGTCGAGAAGAATGCGGCAAAGGTCGGTGCCGCAATTGGCGCCGCCACTGCGGCAGGTATTACCGCGCTTGCTGCCCTCACTGTTTCGACAGTTCGCAATGCCAATGAAATCGCAAACCTTGCTAGCGTTGCCAATGCGAGCACGACCGAGTTTCAGAAATATGCGGCCGGCGCAAAGCTGGTTGGCATTGAGCAGGAGAAGCTTGCTGACATCTTCAAGGATGTGAACGACAAGGTAGGCGACTTCCTCAATACCGGCGGTGGCGCGCTTGCTGACTTTTTCGAGAACGTAGCGCCGAAAATCGGCGTGACCGCAGACCAGTTCCGGAATCTGAGCGGCCCCCAGGCCCTTGGCTTGTATGTCTCAAGCCTGGAAAAGGCCAAGGTCAGCCAGTCGGACATGACCTTCTATCTGGAGGCTATCGCGAGCGATGCGACTGCGCTGCTCCCGTTGCTTCGCAATAACGCTGAAGGATTCAAGACCTTTGGTGACGCCGCCCAGGCCGCTGGCGCGATTCTCGACGAGAAGACGATTAAGTCGGCGAATGAGCTTCAGGCCGCAACCTGGCTGGTTGAGCAGAGCGCATCGGGCCTAAAAAACCAACTAAGCACAGCGCTGATACCAATTCTGAGCGATCTCGCTGACTCTATATTCGACGTGACCAAGGAAGGCACGGCGATGGTGAGTGTTGGCGAATTCGTTGCCGATTCGTTCCGTTGGATAGCGAAGACAGCAATTGGCGCTGTCGCAGCGTTCGAGCTGGTGGGGAAATCGATTGCTGGCGCCGCAGCAACGGCCAGGGCTGGTTTTGATGGAGTGACGTGGCTGGAACTCGCGTCCGGCCCCGCCGGGCTTGCTAAACGCCTTGCGCAAAACTGGGACGGAATCAAGGCCAGCGCCGGTGTGGCAGCAGAAGACCTGTCCAATACGGTCTCCAAGTATGCCGGCATTATGGACAGTATCGACCGCGCCGGAACGGGTGGAACCAATGGGCAGGTAGCCAAGCTGGCCGAAACGCTAGCTTCGCTTCGTGAGCAGGCGAATAAGCCTGGAGCTTTCAAGGCTCTTACCAAGGAGCAGAAGGAAGCTGGGAAAGAAGCCGAGGCTGCTGCTAAGAAGCTGCAAAGCGCCTACGAAACGGTTGAGCAGTCGTATCAGCGACAGATAGCGCTGATCAACACGGAAGTCGACAAGCGCAAGGATGCCACCGAGGTAGCAAAGCTTCAGTTCGAAATCGAGTCGGGCAAGCTGGTTGGAATCAATGCCGAGCAGCAGAAACGCTTGCATGGCTTGGTGGAAGAGCTTGACCGCCTGAAGCAGCTAAAGCAGGCGAACGAGGATGCGGCGAAAGCTCAGGCTTTCCGTGCAACGCTCAATGAATCGAACGCAACTGCTCGGGCAGGTTTTGCGATTGAACTGGCCGGATCGGGCAGCGGCGACAAGCTGAGAGAGCGACTGCGCGCAGACCTGGAGATCCAGCAGGACTACAACAAACAGCTTGCCGATCTCCAGAAGCAGTTCAACAGCGCAGAAATCAGCAAGGAACTCTACGACCAAGAAACTGACCTCCTGCGCCAGGCTCTGGCCGAGCGCCTGGAAATCCAGCATGAGTACTACGCAGCTCAGGATGAGGCTCAGAGCAACTGGTTGGATGGCGTCACGTCTGCCTGGGAGAACTATCGCGACACAGCCACGGACTATCAACAGCAAGCTGCCGACTTCACCACGCAGACACTGGACGGGCTCACATCTGCTGTAGGAGACGGCATCGCTTCGATGATCATGGACGGCGAGAGTCTTGCCGATGTTTTCAAGAACATCGCGCAGACGATGGCCACAAGCATCATCAATGCCCTCGCGCAGATGGCCGCCCAATGGCTGGTCTATCAGGCGGTGCAACTGGTGAGCGGGAAAGCTGCTCAGGCTAGCGCCGCCTCTACTCTCATCGCGAACGCACAAGCAACTGCCTTCCAGGCTCAACTGGCGGCATTTGCGAGCACCGCTGCAATCCCAATCGTAGGCCCGCTGTTGGCTCCGGCGGCGGCTGCTTCGGCTGCCGGCATCACCGCTCCAATGGTTGCCGGAGTTGCTGCGTCCGCCCTTGCTGGCATGGCTCACGATGGCATTGATGCTGTTCCGGAGACCGGCACCTGGTTACTCCAGAAGGGCGAGAGGGTGACGACGGCAGAGACGAGCGCAAAGCTCGACAGGACGCTTGATGACGTTCGGTCAAACCAGGGACAGAGCGGGAATACCACCGTCAACATCGTGGAGAACAAAGCCCGTGCAGGCCAGGTGGAGCGCCGGAGAGATGGGCGACAAGAGTTCCTGGAAGTGTTCGTGGCTGACATCAATGGCGACGGCCCGGCATCCAGAGCGATTGCCCAGGCATTCGGAATTCGAAGGAGCGGGACATGAAGCAGTACCCAAATATCTGCCCGCCTCAGCGGGAGGGCTATGGGCTTACCCCTGTTAGCCCTCTAATCCGCACGGAGATGCAGACGGGGAGGGCGAGGCAGAGGCGTCACTTCACCGCTACTCCAACTATGGCAAGCGTCAGGTGGAGGCTCAACGACAGTGAGGCAATGCTGTTTGAGGCATGGTTTCGTGATGTTCTAGTGGATGGTTACCACTGGTTCGAATGCCCGCTAAAGACGCCGGAGACTCCTGATGGTTTGCGTGCGTATGCCGCCAGATTCACCGACATCTATGACGGTCCAAAGCTGGTCAGCGGCAGTATCTCGCTCTGGGATTTCACCGCCACACTGGAGTTGCGTGAGCGCCCCGTCATCGATGCTGGGTGGGCCGAGATTCTGCCCGAGTACATCCTCCTCGCGGATATCTTCGACATCGCAATGAACAGGGAGTGGCCGCGGCATGGCGACGGCTCTTGAGCGGTTCTATGCATCGGATGGGCCGGATCTTCCGATTGCAACGATCGAAATTACTCGGCCCTCCAGGCCCGATCCGATCCTCATCTGTCAGGGGTTCAAAGACCTGACCTGCATGACAGAAGACGGACGGCTACTGACATTCATCGCTGGCGCTATCGACGTTTCGATCCCGAAGCGCGACAACAGCGGGAACCAGAACGTTGGCTTTGCGATCGACAACGTGACTGGCTTTGCTCAGCAATATATTGCCGAGGCCATCGACGCCGGAGAGCCGGTCACGCTTGTCCTGCGAATCTACCTCGAAAGCGACCTGACTGCGCCGGCCGAGCGGCCGTATCGGATGCGCGTGAAAGGGGTCGACTTCGAAAGCCTCTCTGTCCAGGTAGAAGCCGGCTACTACGACCTCATCAACACCGCCGCGCTGCGCCACATCTACAACGTTAGCGAGTTCCCTGGCCTCAAATACTGGCCCTGACCCCATGCCGAACAGATACCTCACCGCCATCTATACCGAGGGCGGACGGGCCCTGCCGTGCCTTGACTGCTGGGGCCTGACGCTCATCGCGCGGGTTGAGTTGTTCGGGCTGCCGATGCTGACCGACTTCGGCGGTGTCACGCGGCGCACCCCGGTTTCGATGCAAAGGGCGTGCGATACGGAGATCCAGCGCGCGCTCGAGCAATGCGAGCCAGGACCTGGGGTCATCGCCGCGGCCTACAGAGGGCGGCTGCTCGATCACGTAGGTCTGCTGGTTGAGGTGGATGGACGCCTCCGGGTTCTCGAAATCAACCCGGGAGGCGGGGTTTCACTCACCCCGCTCCAGAAGTTCTCCGACAAATACTCCAAGGTGGTCTTCTACCGTGATCGAAATCTACCCATCGCTCCTTGACGGAGAACCGCTGGAGCGGCATCCGATCGGCCGCAGGATGACGATTCATTCCTGGCTGACCGCGAATTCGCCTGGGTACCGCTGCCACGACGTCCACCCGTTCTCTATCGGTGTTGTCCCCGCTGAGGTTGCGCTCTGCGGTGACCTGACCGACAAGCAAAAAAAGGCCCATGAGGAGTTCGTCCACCCTGGCGAGTGGGCCGAGCGCATCATCGACCGCGGCGACATCGTTCGGATCTACAAGCTGCCGCGCGGGACCGATCCGTTCACGATCACGGCAGCGCTGTTCAAAGGTGCGCAATCCGTTTTTCGGATGCTCATGCCGCAATTGCCTGGCATGCCAACGAACCCAGGGCAAGGCGCGTCGCTGTCTGAAACCAGTGCGCGCGGGAACAAGGTAAAACTCGGCGATGCGATCCGCGAAGTCGCTGGCCGTCGTCTGATTTATCCAGACTACATCCTGCCGCCCCGGAAGTATTTCGCCGGTCCGCGTGAGCAGTGGACCGAAATGCTGTTGTGCATTGGCCGTGGTCGGTTCCAGATCGCCGAAGGCGCAGCGAAAATCGGTGACACGTCGTTCCTGGCGCTTGGCGCCGATGCCTCGTTCCAGATTTTCGAACCAGGGCAGAACGTCAGCGGGCACCCGGCATCGGTCTGGTGGCACCTGGTTGAGGAAGTTGGTGCGAGCTCAACTGGTAATGCCGGCCTGGACCTGACCGAGAGCTCCAATCTCACCCCGAACCCGTCGGCAACTACGTTCACGTTTTCCGGAACGAACATCATCATTTCTGCCGGAGCCGGGTCGTTCCCCTCTGACTGGGTTGCGGGGACGATCCTGCGGGTTGAGGCGATGTACCCCTATTCGGTGAACGATGGCGGCGGGACGAATCGCGACGTCGTGACGGGGGATATCGCTCAGCTCGGGCTGGATGTTGGCGATGAGATCGAGGTTGTCGGCACCAACGGCGGCCTCTACATAGTGAACGACATCACCTCCACGTCGATGACGCTCAACTACAGCAACGGTTCTCCGGCGAATGCGCTCCAGACCGGGTCCGGCAGCGCCGCAATCGGCCCGCGCGGACTGCGCTATCGGATCACGTCCTACAGCGCGCAGCAACTCACCGTCGAGCGGCTGACCAGTGCCGGCGGTGTAGATGTGGACTGGCCTGGATTTACCGCGCTCAACTCGTCTACGTCTCGCGTCACGATCGATCCGACTAGCCTCGAAGGGGGCTGGCGCGGGCCATTCCCTGCATGCCCTGTATCGGAGAAGACCAACTTCGTCGAGATCGACGTGTTTTGCCCGGAAGGCCTGTGCGGTGTAGGCAGGGAAGGGCAGATCTACCAGATCCGCACCTATTACGACATCCAGTGGCGAGACATGGCCATCGGCGGCGCATGGACGACGGTCAGCAAGAACCACGCAGGGAGTTCATTGGATCAGCAAGGATTCACGGACGGCATCTCGCTGCCTTACATGATGCGACCCGAATTTCGCATTCGAAAAGTGTTCGTCAACCAGGGTGGCAACTCTACGTCCGAATACCGGGATCGCACGCAGTGGTACGGGATGCGCGCGCGCCTCCAGGCTCCATCGTCCTACGCCGGCGTCACGACAATGGCCGTCAGGTATCGGTCGTCTGACCGTATCGCAGCGCAGACCGAAAGCCGCGTTTCGGTAGAAGCTACTCGCATGCTACCGACTCGGCAGAACGGTGCATGGACACCCGAGATCGCAACGCGAGACATCGTTCCGTTCCTCTGCTACATCGCGAAGGAGCGCGGCTACACCGATGCGGACCTCGACCTCGAAGAGCTTGATCGGCTGGACGCCATCTGGAAGTCCCGCGGCGACACGTTCGACATGATCTATGAGGACGGCAAGGTCACGGTGGCGCAGATCATGGACGACGTTCTTGCGGCCGGGTATGCCGAGAAGACCATCAAGCGCGGCGTGATCTCTGCGGCCCGGGACGAGCCCAGAACCACATTCGGGCGCATGTACTCGCCGCAGAACATGGATGGTCCACTGAGGATCAGCATCAGCGCTCCGTCGGAGGACGACTACGACGGAGTTGATGTGGAGTTCGTCAATGCCAACGGCTGGATCGAAGATACCGTGCAGTGCCGCCTGCCCGGCGATGTCGGCAGGAAGGTCGAGAAGATCACGGCTGTCGGTGTCACAAACCGCGACCGAGCCTGGCGCTACGGGATGCGCCGCCGGATGGCGCAGCGATACCGGAGAACAGAGTATTCGTTCGATACCGGCCTCGACGCGCTGAACAGCGAGTTCTGGGATTACGTGGCCCTCGCCGGCGATGTTCCCGGCCCTGGGCTGGCGCAGAGCGCATATCTGAAATCGTTCGTGATCTCGGGAAACTCGGTGCTGATCGAGTCCAGTGAGCCACTTGACTGGTCGCTGCTGAACTCACCAGCGCTCTACCTGCGGCGCCCAGACGGAACGGTTTCCGGTGGATATCCGGCGTCGAGGATCGACGACTACCGGCTGAGCATTCCCAGCATCGATTTCATCCCTGATGTTTCTTGGGAGATCGAACCTCCACACCTGCTGCTGGGAAACCCATACCCGGCCCTGATCAGTTCCATCGATCCCAACGGCAATACCTCGGCATCCGTTCGTGCGGTGAACTACGACCCCAGGGTCTACACCTACGACAACGCCAGCGCCCCAAACTGACCGCACACGAAAAACCATAGCCCGCCATAGAGCGGGCTTTTTCATACCCGGAGAATTTGCATGACTACATACGCCACTGGCAACCCGCTTGGCTCCAAAGACCCGCGTGATCTGTACGATAACGCCGAGAACTTCGACACGGCTATGAACGACCGCGAGAATTTGGCATGGAGCGATCGATTCGGCGTTTCCAGAAAAACCTGGTTTGGACTTGAGCAGCAAGTCGCTGACTTTCTTGCCGCTCAGGGCTACGAGCCGGTGCCGCTGGAGTATGTCGACGGCTCTCCGCTGACCGTAGATCGTCCGACCCAACTCATCGAGCGTGATGGCAACCTCTACAGCGTCAAGCTGCCGGCATCGTTCCCGGTTGAGCTGACCGGTAACTGGGCGACCGATCAGAATTTACTTGTCGCCCAGGTAGACCGCTCGCTGCGTCAGCAACTGAGAGATTCTGGCGGATCAGGGATGCTGGGATTCAATGCGTCTGAATCTTACCCATCAGATACAATCGGCTACGAGGTAAATACCCTTATGGCGCTCAAGGTTGTCGTAGTTACTAATTACGGTGCCACTGGCAACGGAACGACTGATGACACGGCAGCGATTCAGGCTGCCATTGCAGCAGCAGGGCCGTATTCAGATGTTGTATTCCCGTCTGGAACCTACCTGATCACCTCTACGCTCACCTCCCTGACTGGACAGCGCTGGCTTGGTAGGGGTGGACAACGAGGTACTACGATCAAGAAGGGCGCCAACATCGACATGGTTGTTGTGGGCAACCTTTCCACTATTCTTGATATCAACCTAGAAGGCGTTGGCGCTACTTACACTGGGAAAGGGTTCCGTATTGTTTCTGGATTTAGTCAATCGATCACCCGGTGTCGGGCGGTAAACATGGGCGGGAACCCCCTGTGGTTCGATGTCGATGCAGGTAGCGGGGCTAATGTGACATGCTTTGAAGGCTACCCTGTAGATCCAGATGCCTATGCAGGAATCCAGATTGCTGGTGATACTGGTGCTCATCCTAGATTTTTCAGAGGTATTTGGTTGGGTGGTGCTAACTTCGCACTAGGCCCAGGTGGCGGAAATGGTGGGAGTCTGTCTGAGTTCTATATCAGGACTTTCATATTTGATCCGACATCCGCGCTTTTCCATATCTCAAATGGAAGATGTTCTACTCCCGCCACAACTCTCAGGGGATTTGACCACTCAATTGATGGGGTTGCGTTCTCTGGCACTGTGACCCTTGACTCTGCTCAAGGAATTAATCTCGGACCATCATGTGGTATAAATAACAACTTCACCGAAGTCAACTCGCAATATAACTCTGTCTATATCCAGAGAAGAACTTACACTCCAACGTGGGCGCAGTCTACTGCTACGCCATCAATCGGAAATGGCACTCTTACCGGGAGTTTCGTCAGGTCTGGTCATATGTGCCACCTCCAGCTTGAGCTTATTGCAGGTTCAACGACCACCTTTGGCGACAGCGCCTCGGCTTATAGGTTCTCGCTACCTTTCCCTGGGCATCTGTCGTTTAACCAACGTGGCTTCCCTGTAAAAATCTATGACTCAAGTGCCGGGACGGATTTTACTGGGTGGGCGAGTATTGCGGCTGGTTCCTCGGAGTTTACGATCTCTTTCGGAGGACAGCAGGTTAGGGCGTCTTCGCCCATGACATGGGCAAATGGGGACACCTTGCAGTGCTCATTTTCGTACATGGTTAGGTAGGTTCGAGTCGCCACAGGGATGTGGCTATCGGCTACAATCGGCGCCTGTCAATCTGGAGGACGCCATGTACGCGATGCTCACCGGGGTAACCCTGCTCATTTTTTCAGTGCTTGCAAGGCTTCTAGCGCGTAGCGCCATACACCCCTCTGTCGCTATGCCGGTCACCTGGGGGTTAGGCCTTCTCGGGGTCAGCCTAGCATCTATGATAGGTTTCTATCCTGTCGAGTCAGACGCTCTGCTTATTTTCCTCGCCGGTGTCCTTTCGTTTTCACTCTCGTCCGCATTTTTCTCTTTCATCTACAATTCATATACTCCTCCATATAGCTACAACATTCTTTTCGATAGAGATCTGCGCGCTAAATCTCTAGTTTTTTTCTTCTGCATAGCACACCTGTTTTTTCTCACAGTAATCTACAGAGATTTGTCCTCTATTGCTCCAACTCTGCGCGAAGCTGCATATATGGTTCGTGCGCAATCAGTATCAGGTGAGCCACTCCTAAGTTCTTTGTCTCTGAACTATCTTCAGCTTGGCCAAACAGTAATACCTCTTGTGGTCTTGCTTTATCTGCGTGGAAAATGCGGGGCTATAGGGATGCTGTCTGTTTCTGCTCCATGGATGGCTGTCATACTTCTGGCAAGCGGTAGGTCATCTCTTATGCAGATGCTTGTCGGGTTGTTCTTTATTTATGTTCTGGTAAAGGGTCGTCCATCCATCAAGAGCATTTTTGTAATAGGTGCGGCAATGTTCTTGGTCATTGCCGTTGGTGCAGTTGCAACATCTAAGATCCAGTTTCACGAAGGTGATGGACTCTCTACCTTGTTCGTTGAGCTTTATCGTCACGTTGCTGGATATGCTTTGCAGGGCCCTGTTTTATTTGATCGGTACTATCAGGGGTTAATTCAGGTCGACCCTCATTGGTCTCCTTTTAACGGTCTTTGCAGTATGGGTTATATATTGGGATTGTGTGATAAGCCCATTCAGCACCTAGACTTTTATGCTTATGCCCCCGGTGAGCTTGGAAACGTATACTCAATATTCTTCTCTATGTACCCTCACTATGGTGTTTTAGGTGTGGTTTTCTTCATGTCTGTTTATGGGGTGGTTTGCTCATATGCATACTGTAAAGCCAAGAAAGGTAGTCTGTATTTCACAATTCTTTCCTCGTACTTCTTTTCTGCAATCGTGTTTTCCCTGTTTAGTGACCAGATATCCACGTCATGGTGGTTCTACGTCAAGATGACGATCATCCTGGGAGTCCTGTGCTTCGTGTTTAAGCGTGACAGGATGTTTGTGATACGCCTTCCGCAGAAAGCCAACTGATATCGTAAAGTCTTCGTCAACGTTCATGAGGGTCTAGTGTGGCTAAAAAGGGAATCGACTCAGCGATCATCCATGCGAAGCGGATGACTAAGCTGAATAGCGCGTCCAGCAGCTACGGTTGCAGGACTTTGTTTATGCATCTGTCGGCCCTTCGTCCAGATACCCGAACCTCTCATGCGGCAAGGCATGGAAAGCTTTTCACTGCTGATCAGGTAAGGGAGTGGTATGCGCGTGATGGCAATTCAGAGGGATGCAGGTGCTCACTCGTTGAGGTTCTCGTAGACGAGCAGGGTGTCCCCCTGGCTCCCATGCTGGTTGAGCGTGCGCGCCAGACTTTCGAAAAGATGAAGGCGAAGGGGCTCGGCGACTGGACAAGAGAACTGTGACCTCGAGGTCTGGCGTCATGCACGGGCGATTGATAGCGTCGTGACCTGCTGACAACTGATCAATAAGGGATTGCCATGCAGTACAGCGTGATTGTCACGGGCACAGGATTCGAAGGTCGTAGCGGCAGAATACGCCTGGCTGTGCGCCCCGGAATGGAAGTCAAGCTAGTGCCAGAACCGGACAACCCGCACGACCCCAATGCCATCGCCGTCTACGTGCATGTCCGGCGCTGGTTCACCCTGTTCCTCCCGACTGACGTACAAATCGGCTACATCAAGAGAGATCGGGCCGCGTTCTTCACCCGAAAGATGAAGGCGGGTGGGCGGATCACAAAGGCAACAGTGAAAAGCATGTATACCGAACTCGACCATCCAAGGGTTTCTCTGAGCATCGAAACCGACTGGTAGTCGCGCAAGACAGAAAAGCAAAACCCCCGGACGTTCACAGCGTGCCGGGGGTTTTTATTTCCACCCCTTGGGAAGGACAAGGAGCAGAACATACGTGAATCGTAGACCAATCTTGCTGAAGGTTAAAGACTGGCTGGAGGTCAAAATGCCAACGAGTCATTTCCTGAATTTTTGCATCGGGGTCAGCCTGCTGATCCTCGCCTGTGGAGCCGCCGCCTGGCTGTCGTCTCCCGTGCTGCTGGCGATCCTGACTGGTAGCTGACCCGAACACATCCCCGACGAAGATAAGCCCGCCATTGAGCGGGCTTCGTCGTTTTTTGGAGACCTGTAAATGCGTACATCCCAACGAGGCATAGACCTCATCAAATCCTTCGAGGGCTTGCGCCTGTCCGCTTACCAGGACTCGGTAGGCGTTTGGACCATTGGCTACGGCACCACGCGGGGCGTCACCCGCTACATGACGATCACCGTCGAGCAGGCCGAGCGGATGCTGTCGAACGACATTCAGCGCTTCGAGCCCGAGATGGACAAGCTGGTGAAAGTGCCACTGAACCAGAACCAGTGGGATGCCCTGATGAGCTTCGTCTACAACCTGGGCGCGGCCAATCTGGCGTCGTCTACGCTGCTCAAGCTGCTGAACAAGGGTGACTACCAGGGAGCAGCGGACCAGTTCCCTCGCTGGGTGAATGCGGGTGGTAAGCGCTTGGAGGGGCTGGTCAAGCGTCGCGCGGCGGAACGGGCGCTGTTCCTGGAGCCGCTGTCGTGATCTCGGCCCGTGCTTTATCGGTCGCGCTGGCCTGCCTGATGCTGGTTGGCCTCGGCGCCGCCGGCGGTGTCTGGCTCGGCGCGCGACACTACCGGCCGCAGTTGGATGCCGCGAGCGCGGATCTGGCTGCCTGCCGTGCCTCCCGGGGAGAGTTGGAGTCCGCAGTGGCGGAGCAGGTCCGGCAGGTTGCCGCGCTGCGCCTGGCCGACGAGCAGCGCGCCCGGGATGCCGCGCAGGCTGTGGATCGGGGACGGCAGCAGGCCGCGGAGCAGTATGCCGAAGCCCAGCGCCTGGTACGTGAGCGAACCGCCGGTGAGCAGTGTGCGGCCGCCGAGGCGGTCATTGATCAGGAGTTGGGGCTTTCGGCCATGCACTCCAGTGCGAACTGAACCGTGTAAGGCGCGGCCCGGTAGAGTTGGTGAGACTCGTCGCGCAGGTAGTTGCGGAAGCCTGGCCATGAAAGGCCGAGCAGCTCGGCTGCCTGACGCTGGCTGACACCTGCTTTGTCGACCAGCCCGCGCAGGTAGCGCGGGTCTGGGTTGTGGCTGGATGCGTCAGGCTTCATCACCGCGCCACTCGATGTATTTAGCTTTTTGCTCGTCGCTCAACCAATGGCCTGCCATCGGTACCGCTACCCAGACATCGCCGTCGTTATCCACGCTGGCCTCTTCGCAATTAAGCCACTCGCGGATCTTTTCTTCGTCAGCGGGAGTGATTTTACGTTCCATCATCAGCCCTCCATGGCCTTGTTGATTTGCGCGCGCTCGGCATCCAGCTCGCGGTGCATTTTGTTAGTTGCTTCCACACTTGCAGCCAGTTCGGCGAACAGAGAGTTTGCCGCTTCCAGATCTTTACCGGTCAATGCAACTTCGATGCGGCGGTTCCCGGCTTCCGGGACAAGGAAGCGACTCTCGAAGCCTGTGTCAGTTTTGTCCGCCAGGAATTTTACCGGGCCGCTGGAGGCGACAACGGAGCCGGATTCGATTTTCAGGTTTACTGTCCGACCGTTGGTGCTGATGACTTGGATGCTCATGCTTGCTTCCCTCTGTTCGCCTCGCCGTTGTGGCTGGCATGGGTGTAGATTAATGGGTAACAATGTACACCACAATAACCGTTCGTCGGAGTTTAACATGCGTTCAATGATCTTGATTTTTGCGGTCGCGCTGGCGGGATGCGCCGGCCGGCAGGAAGCCGAGCCGCGCACGGTGCGCGTAGAAGTGCCCGTTGCTGTGCCTTGCCGAGTGCCGGCGGTGGAGGTGCCGGCATGGGCAGCGGCTGGGCTGCGGAAAGGCGACGACCTACAGACCAAGGTCCGTGCGCTGCTGGCCGAGCGGCGGCAGCGGATCGGGTATGAAGCCCAACTGCTGGCTGCCAACAGAGCATGCCAGTAGGAGTAGACTACGGCCTTTTCCTACGAGGGCAGGGCATGCTGGTCATACGATTCAAGGGCTGGTCGGTGAAACTCGACCACCAGGTGGGCAGCGCTGGGAAGTTCGGCATCTGGTCGTTCCACGGCTCGGAGAGCAGCTACGTGCCGGACATGCAGACGATTCTCCGGCATGCTGCTATTCGGCCTGCGGAGCCGAAAGAAGGCGGGGAGGTCGAGGTATTCATCTGTGATTCGCGCATGCCGCAGGATGAGTGGCGTGCCATAGGGATGGGCGTTGCGGCCTACGAGTCTGACCGCTGA